TAAAAAGTGTCACGACAAAACTAAAAGAAAATCTATGTGAAATTATAATCATATCCGGGGAAGATAGAAGGGTAAAACAATGAAAGACCTATTGCAATTAAATCAATACCGGGTTACTTATAGAGGACTACTCGGCGATAATAAAAATGGTGCTTTTATATTATCAATCAAAGGTTATGACTATAAGATTATAGCAAGTAATGGCGGTGGATGGGAACACGTAAGCATATCACCGGTGGATGTTAAACGCCCACCGTCCTGGGATGTAATGTGCCGATTAAAGGAAATATTTTTTAATGATGACGAGGTGGTAATGCAATTACATCCGGCAAAGGCGGATTATATTAATAAGCATCCTAATTGTTTGCATCTATGGCGGCCTGATAACGGATTTATTCCGATGCCGCCGAAGGAGTTTGTTTAATATGGCATTAAATAAAGCACGGGGGAATATGTATGAATTCCTGAACGAAAACGGCAGAGGTTATACTTGGAATGTCATTAAGGGTATTTGCCCCCACGATTGTATTTATTGCTATATGAAACGATTCCCGCAGAAGGCATTACGATTTGATGAGCAGGAATTGAATACTAATCTGGGTAAGGATAAATTTATATTTGTAGGGAGCAGTTGCGATATGTGGGCAACCGGAATACCAAACGAACAGATAAAAAGAGTGCTTGACCATTGTCTGAAATATCCAGATAATAAGTATTTATTCCAGAGCAAAAATCCATATAGATTCCAAACCTTCGCCTGTGCCTTTCCGTTAGGGTCAATATTGGCTACCACCATAGAAAGCGATACCAATTATAAGATGGGTATTCCCGGAGTGGAAGAGCGGGCGAAAGAATTATGGAAAATGAAACAATCAGGATTTAAGACGATGGTCACGATAGAGCCGATTATGGATTTTTCTGTATGGGGTTTTATTACTCTTATAAAACGATATGAACCTAATTGGGTTAATATCGGGGCTGATACCGGCAATAATAATCTGCCAGAACCATCTGGCACAAAATTAAGGGAATTCCTTGTGCAATTAAAGGCAAGCAAAATAGAGGTGAAACAGAAAAACAACCTGTCAAGATTACTATGGGATGAGGTGAAAAATGAACCAAGAAAATAACAATGCTTTAGTAACTCCAGCCCCGGCGATATTAGCAGTGGATGCGATATGGAATGGGAAATGCCGACCAATGCCGTATACAACAGAGATGATAATAGCCAAGCGTGAGGGGCGCAAATGTATGACAAGGCGAACAAGGGGGCTGAATAAAATCAACGAAAACCCCGATGACTGGGAATTATTTCTTGTATTCCCCGGCGATTCCCATACATTACCCCTTTGGAATTTCAGAAAAAAGAATGACCATAGCACTATTGAAATTATTAAATGCCCTTATGGGATAGTGGGAGACAGGTTATGGGTTAAAGAGACATATTCTGTGTCAGAGCCAGAAGAAGATACTGGTGTAATGGACGATAAGGGCAATTCTTTGCAGTGCATAGCATATAAAGCGGATACTAAAGATGAATTAGTAAACGGATATAAGTGGAAGCTCGGTATGTTTATGCCGAGATGGGCAAGCCGGATGACCGATGAGATTGTATTAATCAGGTGCGAGCGGTTGCAGGAGATAACTGAATCCGATTGCAAAAAGGAAGGAATAGCAAGAATCGTTTATGGAATGAAAGTTACCGGTATAGATAAAACCGACAATGGGTTTACGGTTAGCGGTGATATTACAAATTCGTCCAACCTCATAAAAGATTATATGGAATTGTGGGATAAAATTAACGGCAAGAAATTGCCCAGTACGAGAAACCCGTGGCTTTTTGTTCTTGGAACTAAGCCAATATCAGGATATGAAGATAAAGCCAAAAGTTAAAATAAGAAAATGCATCCCAACCAAGCGATGCAGATTTTACGGCGATGAAACGAAATGGTTGAAATTTCTGGCTAATGATAAGGGTAGCCCGATGATATATTGTATCCATATTCTTAAAACTATTCCCAAAGAGGAATGCGGGAAGATAGCCCGATATATTAAAAAGGAACAACCGAAAAAGGGCAAAGATGAAAACGGCTAATATTATATTTCTGATTATTGAAGGGCAGATTGTGCCATCCGGCAATACACTTACTATGCATTGGGCTAAAAGGGCAAAATTGATTGACAGATGGTATGAGATAATCAGATGTGCCAATGGTAATATCGTATGGGAAAAACTACCTCAAGTAAAATGCCGGGTTACCGTAACAAGATACGCCCCAAGGATGTTGGATATAGCCAATTTTACCCACGCTGTTGATAAACTTATTCTTGATAATATTAAATGCAATGTTAGGAAACGAATTCCAGTAAGAACGCCATCCGGCTATACCTATAAATCATTTATAACCACAGGTTTGATATATGATGATAGCCCGAAATATCTTGACCTTATATTGAATCAACAACCAAGTGGGGGAAATCCCCGGATGGAAATTAAAGTAGAGAGGATATAATATGGAACAGATAATTATAAAAAACCAAGAGGAATTCAACAAGATACTTAGAGTTGAAAAAGACCAAGAGGTTATTTTTGAAGCAACTAAAATCAGGATAAATGCCACAAATGGCTATAATATAGATATATGACAACGGGAATGACTAAACTGAAAGCGGGATGAAATGACGCTTTGTGTTAGGTGCGGAACAGCCAAGAGATATAAAAATAAAGTGACTTGCTATGGCTACGGCAAGGAATATAAAAAGCATCTATTCGTAAAAAAAGTGCGGAAGAAATAAGATATGAATGATATATTGAAATGCAATATGGCTAACATCAATTCGGATATTAATCTATTCGGGGAAAAGACCGATAGATTATCAATGCGGGAACGAATAGGATTCCTGCCGATAAGCATATGGCAACCTGATTGGTCAATCACTAAGAAACTGAAGGAAATCGTAGGGGATAACTCACAAACAAGGGAGGGCAAAACAAAAACCACCTATAATACAGCTATAGGGAATAGGGATAGTAATATCTCTGTTTTCAATCCGCATTTAGCCCAGATGATATTATCAGCATATTGTCCGGCGAATGCTAATATATACGACCCCTTCGCTGGCGGGGGAACAAGAGGATTCATTGCCGTAGCAATGGGGCATAAGTATAGCGGAAGCGAAATTAGGGCTGAAGAAGTAAACAGGACAAACGAACAGATGAAGATTCTGAATAAGCCCTTTACCCTTAAATGCGAGGATAGCAGGATATACTCATTCGGGGAAGAAGAATTTGACTTCAGTTATACCTGCCCCCCATACTATAACCTTGAGGTATATTCTAAGATGCCGGGGGATATAAGCAATGCCGATACCTATGAACAATTCATTGCAATGCTTATGGATTGTATGTCAGGGGTATACAAAGGGTTAAAGCATAATTCCCTATCTGTATGGGTAGTAGGGAACTTCAGAGATAAGCAGGGCTACCTTATCCCCTTCAATAGCGATTTGATAAGGATAGCCGACAGCATAGGATTTAAGCTCCACGATGAATTGATATGGTGGGGAGCAAGCAAGTGTGCATCCCAACGATGCGGGCAATTTGAAGCGAATAGAAAATCAGTCAGGGTTCACGAATATATCATAATTTTGAAGAAATCGTAACCCGGCAGAATAGCGGAAGAACCGAGTTTATGCCGAAGAAGATAAAAGCAAGGAAGAAGCCCTACGTAAGCGTAGCAGTAATACCGCCCATAGAAGAACGCAAGAAATGGCAAAGGGTTAATTGGGATACTGTAGCATCAGCATATATTACCCGTGATGATTTGCCATCATATGATTACTTGGCTAAGGAATTCGGTATCCACGTAAGCAGTATGCAACGGGTAGCCCACAGAGAAGATTGGATAACCCAGAGGAAGATATATTGGGAAAAGGTGGGCATAAAGATGCAGGAAAAGGCAAGCAATAAAGTAGCCGAAATGCGTGCTAAGAATATAGTTATAGCAAATAAGGCGTTAGAGTATCTGGGGGAATTATTACAGAATAAGTCATTGAATGGGTCTATTAGTGATATAGATAAGATTATCCGCACAATAGAATACCTGAATGGCAATCCTGATAGCAGACCTGATGGCGGTGGCTCATTTGAAGAATTCCTTAAACGATTAAATGCTGAACGCAGGAAGGCATATAAGGATTCAATGGGAGTGAATAATGTGATTGATGTTACGGTAAGCAAAGGGGAAGACGATGATACTGGTAAAAGACCTGATAAGCCAGATAACAAATAGGGCGGTAGGGTATATACCGTGCTTTGATGAATGGCTTCTGGCACATAAGGGTAAGCCGTTAGCCATAAGGCATAGTGTGATTAATAGGGTAAAGGATTGTATATGTGTTGCCGAGGTATATACGATAATCTGTAGTTGCAATGAATGCGGTGATGAATATACGGTGATATTGGAGTATAAAATAAATAATAATCCTATAAATACTTGACAAAACTAAAAATAAGTATAATATGGGTATTATGAGAGCAATGGGTATAACAGAAATAAAAATAAATCAAAGGGGGCGTGGTGCATTTCCTGTATCACACAGAAAAACCTATTGCTCTCACAATAAGTAACCACGCTCCCATTATCACTGAAAGGACACATATATATGATAGAATCCTTAACTTCCGAGCAGGAATTAAAATTAAAAGAATACGAGGATAAGTGGACGGCAATCGGTCTGGATACTACGCAGTTTAATGAATCTATCGCAAGACCGATTATCAATAATTTGTATACCGAGATATTAGATTACCCTAAAAACCCATTTTTATATATTGCCGAATCCCCGATAGAGGCGTGGTTTGCAGTGATGTTTTTGTATTCTATAATTGAGGACGCTAAGGTCTGGGATAAGGTCGGGGATAAGGTCGGGGCTAAGGTCGGGGCTAAGGTCAGGGCTAAGGTCGAGGCTAAGGTCAGGGATAAGGTCAGGGATAAGGTCGGGGATAAGGTCTGGGCTAAGGTCAGGGATAAGGTCGGGGATAAGGTCTGGGCTAAGGTCTGGGATAAGGTCAGGGATAAGGTCGGGGATAAGGTCTGGGCTAAGGTCTGGGATAAGGTCAGGGCTAAGGTCGGGGATAAGGTCAGGGCTAAGGTCTGGGCTAAGGTCGAGGCTAAGGTCGGGGATAAGGTCAGGGCTAAGGTCGAGGCTAAGGTCAGGGATAAGGTCAGGGATAAGGTCGGGGATAAGGTCTGGGCTAAGGTCAGGGATAAGGTCGGGGATAAGGTCTGGGCTAAGGTCTGGGATAAGGTCAGGGATAAGGTCGGGGATAAGGTCTGGGCTAAGGTCTGGGATAAGGTCAGGGCTAAGGTCGGGGATAAGGTCAGGGCTAAGGTCTGGGCTAAGGTCGAGGCTAAGGTCGGGGATAAGGTCAGGGCTAAGGTCGAGGCTAAGGTCAGGGATAAGGTCAGGGATAAGGTCGGGGATAAGGTCTGGGCTAAGGTCAGGGATAAGGTCGAGGCTAAGGTCAGGGATAAGGTCAGGGATAAGGTCGGGGATAAGGTCTGGGATAAGGTCTGGGCTAAGGTCAGGGCTAAGGTCTGGGCTAAGGTCGAGGCTAAGGTCGGGGATAAGGTCAGGGATAAGGTCTGGGATAAGGTCAGGGATAAGGTCGGGGATAAGGTCTGGGCTAAGGTCAGGGATAAGGTCGGGGATAAGGTCGAGGCTACTTTACCAAATTTTATATACCCCAACATAGATGGGAATTTCTCAGTAAATTATTTTGCTTTTTATGATTTTATGCAGGAAGTAATTGGTGTTGAAATATATAATCTCGTAGGGTTATATAATATATACAAGGATACGACTAAATTATCGTTAATTTATCCCTTTGAGGATTGGTGTGTTGTATGCCAGAAGCCAACAATTATTAATCTTAAAAATAATGAACTTCACAAAGACGGAGGAATGGCTTTAGAATATAGCGATGGTTTTGGATTGTGGTGTCTTAACGGAACATCTGTAAGTCAAGAAATTGCAGAAACTCCGGCAGAGAAATTACCAGCCACTTTAGTATTGTCTGAAAAAAACGCAGAAGTTCGGCGTGAGATAGTCAGGAAAATAGGTATAGAGAGGGTCTGCAAAGACCTTAACTCCAAGATTATAGATACAGGAATAGACCATAAGGGCAACTTATGTGAATTGCTTGTGCTTGATATTGGGGACGGCAGACAAAGACCATTTATCAAACTGGTAAATCCAAGTATCGGATGTTATCATATAGAGGGGGTGCATCCTGATTGTGACACGATTGAAAAAGCATTTAACTTCAGGAATGGAACAATAGAAAAACCAATTTTATTAACTTAAAAGAAAGGGGTATAAAATGTTATACCAACAAGGCGATGTGATTTTGGAGACGGTGGAAATGATACCGGAAAACCTTAAAACCCATAATGGCGTAATCGCAGAGGGTGAAACTACCGGACACGCCCATCGGGTGGATTTGAGCGGAGTGGATGTATTCGTGGCTGATGATGGAACTCTTTATTGTGAGGCGATGAAAGAGTTTACCATAACCCACGAGGAACATAAACCCATTACCTTGCCGAAGGGAAAATATAAGGTTCGTAAGGTGCTGGAATATGACCACTTTGCGGAGGAGGCAAGAGTGGTAAGGGATTAAAAAGTGGTGTATGTTTAAGTTACCAGAATTAACAACGCCGATTGATTACCGCACATTAGGAAAATACGAAGATATATTCAAACGCCCGGCAAGGTATATCCAGAAATTCCTATGGATTAAGAATAAGCATTCTGATATTATACCGTTTTTCTTTAATTCTACACAAGTAAGATACCGGCGGATGAAGCGGATAGAATTAGCAAAGGTCAGGGTTGTTAACCCTTACGCTAAACCGCATTACCTGGTGCTTAAATATAGGCAGGGCGGAATCACCACAGAGGAACAGGGTGAGAATTTTCATCTCATAGCAACAAAGGAAAACCAGAATTGCATAACACTGGCGCACGATAAGAAGACAACCGAAGAAATATTTGATATAGCCCAGTTATTTGACCGCAACCTTACGCCCGAAATAAGACCTAAACGGGACTGGGATAATAAGTCAGAGATAGAATATAAGGGGCTTAATTCCAAGTTTCATATCGGCACAGCGGGTAATACGAGTTTTGGCCGTGGGCAAACATTCCAAAGGGTTCATCTATCTGAAGTGCCGCTTTATGGCAGGAAAAAGCATCAACATACCATCAGCATATCTGACATACAGAATCTAATATCAGGCATACTCAGGGCGTGTCCTTATGGCGATGTGGTGGCAGAGGGGACAGGCCAGGGCGCAAAGGGGTGGTTTTATCAGACCTGGAATGAGGCGAAAAAGAGTAAGTGCCGAAATGGATGGATACCGATATTCCTGCCGTGGTTTATTGACCCACTGAATAGTATGCCATTATTATCCGGCGAGGATATAGAATATACCGATGAGGAAAAGATATTAATCAGTAGGGCGAAGGAAAATTATGGCGTAGATATGAAACCGGAACAAATTAAATGGCGCAGGTTTATGAAAGAAGAGGAAAAACTCTTTGACCAGGAATTCCCGGAGGACGATATTACGGCCTTTATGGTCTCCGGTTCATCCAAGTTTGATATGTTGATATTAAGGGATTTGGTTAAGGATTGCGCCAATCCGGTTGAAGAAAAGATACTTGACGGCGGTAGTTTACTTCAGTGGGTTAAGCCGATAGCCGGTAGGCGGTATGTTATAGGCGCAGATGTAGGCGAGGGGCTGGCTAATTCTGATTACTCAACTGGGACGGTGCTGGATTACGAGACCTGCGAGCAGGTAGCCCGGCTAATGGGGCGATGGAAGCCGGAAGTATTCGGGGTTAAACTGGCTAACCTGGGATTGATGTATAACAAGGCATTGATTGGAGTAGAGGCGAATAACCACGGACATAGCACTCTGAATACTTTGCTAAATACTTTACACTATCCACGATTATATTATCATAAGAACTATGACAATACTGGCGGCCAACAACTGGGCTGGCAGACCAATGCCAAGACGAGGGATTTATTGATAGGCGAACTAAAAACAGCCATAGAAGAATACCTAATGAAAATAAATGATACAGAATTTATTGACCAGTGTATGACATTTCAGGATGATGGGACAGGCAAGTATCAGGCAGAAGAAGGTTGCTTTGACGATTTGGTTCTGGCATATGCAATTGCTTGGCAACTGCGAAAAGTCCACGGCATAAGTCCGAGAATAACCACATAGGATGAAAGAGGGGGGATATATGGAAGAAACAATGGAGAAATTCAGTTTTGAAAAAGCAGTGAGAAGCATCCTTCTTAAAGAAAAACCCAGTTATATTGAGAGAGAATTTCCTGAAATAATAAAGCGAGAAAACACTATCAAGAAACTAATTGACAAGAATGGGTGTATGTTGGCATTGACAAAAACTGATGCTGATGAAATAGTTAAGCAATTTGAAAAAGGGGGTAAGCGGGCTATTGCATTTAATCGGGATGGTGGCTATGCGATTATAGAAATAAAAGCGGATGATAATTATCTTGAAATAATAAAAATCGTTTATTGAAATAAAGAATTAGTGAAGAGAGGGGTGGTTATATGGACTACGCAAGAAAACAATTAGATTGGCTGATAGGAATGCATAAGCAGGGTTCGGAACATATGAGTAATTCATCTAAAGCCATAGTAGATATAAAAAGCAACGGAATATTCTGGACAGGGATTGAGGCATCATTGGATGAATTATGTCTTTCCCGTGGGGATATAGTTGTAGTAACATTTCCTGTCAATAATATGCTGTCAAATCACCGAAGGATTCGTAATATTATAAGAAAAAAAACACAATGTAAACATTCTGTTATCATAGTTGAAACTACCAAAACAGGGTTAAGTAAGATTGACTGGAAACAGGCAAAACTCTTGAGTCAATTTTTCAAGCAACACAGTAAAATGCCACACCTGCTGGAAACAGAGACAACGCTCGGAACACCGTTTAAGAAAAAGAAAGGGAGCAAGTAATGGTATACATATTGATAATAACTGTATGCCTGATTTTCTTGGCTATTATGCGTAAGCCCGCTTATAGATTAATCCGGCGGATGCTCTGGGGCTGGCACGATAGGCATATGGATTGGCATCGGATGCATAATCACGATATAGATAAAATGCGGGACGGAATTGAACTCCTAACCGGTATGCAGGTGTTGCATAAAGAACACGGTAAGCAGGTAAGGGAATTCGTTTCCTTCCAAATGGATATTAATAAAGGATTACTAAAGAAGGGGGTATTGACTAATGAGCAATACAACGATGTCAAGAAAAGAGCTGAAGGAATACAATGCACTTAGGCGAATGGATTTAGCCCGGCAGTTAAATGAAATCTTTATGGGTAAGGCACGGATTGAATTGCAATTAATAGCCAGTAAGCATATCAATAAGCCAAACTTCAACGCCCAAAAGGTCAGGGTAAATATCAGGCAATTAGTTATTGAATCAATCACCGAGTATAGGCGGAAGAATAGCAATCCACAGGAACGGTCTATGACTGAAGCCGGGATAATGATATGGGAACAGGGGGCTAATGCACGGTTACAAACGATATGCACATTACGGAACGAGACGATAAAATCGCTAATGGAGAAACCGCTTGAATTAAAACCGATAGAAAATAAACCGTTGCCGGAAACATTGCAGTCGCCGGTTGACGAGATGCTTTCCAAAGCAGAAAGGAATGATAATGACAACTCAAACGCAGGAGGAATTACGGAAGCAAGCCCTGCTTAAAATCCTAATTGATGAATCGGCTAAGATAATCAAAGAGGATTTCTTCGGCAAGATAATCTTTGAAGTCAGGAATGGGGCGGTATATCAGATAAGAACAGAGCAGACGAAGGATATAGCCGAAGCGGTATCCAAGATGCAGAAGCAAGGGGGCTAAGGATGAAGCATAAGACAAGAGGCAAGTATAACAAGAAATTATGCCAATGCATTAAGTGCGGGCGTAAGGGCAAGCGGAAGACGATGGTGACCAATGGCTTTGATTATCCTTATTGCATTGATAGGGATGAATGCAGAAATAGGATAGACCGAAACCTAAAAACTTATATCAACCGGATAAGAAGGGGGCGGAGATGAGTAAAAAGATTCAGGGCATTAACCCAATACTGGTATATCTTGAGACAAGTCATAATATCGTTATGAGTATACGCACTTTTAATAATTACCGCAATCGGTATCCATTAAGGTGTTTTAATATTACTACCCGGCTGATAACCACCACCGAGGAAATAGACAAGTGGGTAGAGAAACTAAGGAACTGTAAGAAGCGTAATATATTATCGGATGCCAAATAGAACCTCGTCAACTTGATAAAGAGGTTAATGCTTGCTCAAGATGATGGCAAGAGAAAAACTATTGGGGCGGGGCAACGGATTTCTGGTATAGTCAGTTATTAACTATCAGGAATATCGCTACCGCCCCGGCATCCGGTATTTAATAGTGATGAAATGGTAGTCATTGAATCGGATATGGAAGGCGAAAAAGGATTAATGATTCAGATAGGGGGCGAATTATGAACTACCCAGAAGATTACATAGATAAGGTTATACAAGGTGATTGCCTTGAAATAATGAAAGGCATCCCAGATAAATCGGTGGACTTGATTCTGACTGACCCTCCGTATGGGATAGATTTCTGCTCGTCCAGGACGAGCAGAAAAGAAAGATTGCAAAACGATAAGTTAGGCGATTGGCAAGAAATGTTGCCTAAAATGCTAATTGAGTTTAAGCGTATTCTTACGGATACCGGTTGTTGTTGTTGTGGTGGTGGTGGTAAGACCCCAGTAACCGCATTATTTACCGTTGAGGCGATAAAGCACTTTAACCTTATACAGACGCTTGTATGGCGTAAGTTTATTGGTCTTGGGTGGAAATACCGCCCGGCTTATGAAAATATAGTTATTTTAAGTAAAAGTAAGGATGAGTATAATTTTTACGATGAGACAAAGAAATGCGGGAATGTTATTGAGGGTATAAATCAAGACATACCACAATATAACGAACATAAGGCAGGGGGGGTAGATGAACACCCTACGCAAAAGCCAACTGCCTTAATGGAACACTTGATTAAAATACATAGCAAGCGAAACAACCTAATCCTTGACCCATTCCTCGGAGGTGGGACAACCGCAGTGGCGGCAAAAGAATTAGGACGGCGTTGGATTGGTATTGAGGTCTCTGAAAAGTATTGTGCTTTGGCACGCAAGAGATTACAATACACAGAGCAACCCCTCTTTTAGCAAGTCGGCAATATTCGGCAAATACGGAAATCTGCTTGCAATGCATTTCTAAATTGTTATATTAAGGTCAACGGATAAAGAATACGATGGTCACGGAAGAACCGAGCCACCGCACTAACAGTGTTGTGGACTCGGTTTTTTTATTTATGCCGAATAAATTAAAAGTAAGACCAAGAACGATTCATCGGATAGCATACCAGAAACCGGCACAGCCGGTAACACCATTATCAACCCAAGCGAAAACTTATAAGCCGTCAATAAATATTACTAAAAAAGGTTTAGTAATAGGACAGTCGCAATCGGATATATCATTCTTTAAGTCATTAAGATTGCAATTAGACAGCAATTCGGTGACAGAGCCATACCGCCAGCATATATGGGTTTATAGTTGTATTTCCACAATAGCGATGAATATCGCCGGAGTGCCGTTTAATATTTATACCGGGACAGAAGCAAATCCAAAACTGGTAGAGGAAGGCACAAGGGACGGCAAAGAGGGCGGACTGGTTTATTTATTCAATCATCCGAATCCGCAGATGAGCCGTTACCAATTATGGGAAGCGTTGATGGTTTATCTTGGACTTGACGGCGAATGTATCTGCCTGCTTAATAAACCCAAAGGCAAAGAGATGGATTTCACGGCTATACCGACAGAGATATGGCCGATGAGAGCGACTAACTTTGAGCCGATTATAGATAATAATTATTTTATCGGATGGAATTATAAAGTCGGGGGCAAGGTATATCAGTTACATCCGGCGCAGGTAATCCAGTTCAAGTATTTCAATCCCTATAATCAATACAGGGGGTTGTCGCCAATCAGTGCGTGCGAAATGGGTATTAAGCAGGATTGGATGGCCTCAAAATATAATCTGGCATTCTTTGAGAATTCAGGCGACCCCGGTGGATTGCTATTGTATAAAGGCGAGGGTAATTCCGAGAACCTTACGCCGGACGAGAAAAAAGAAATACTTGCTAAGTGGAATGACCGGCATATGACACCGGCCAATGCGCACCGGGTAGCATTGCTTGAAGGCAACTGGGATTACAAGCAAATCCAGATAGACCATAAGACAATGCAGTTCCTTGAGCAATTAGGTTGGAATCGTGACCAGATATGCGCCGCATTTAAGTTATCAAAAGAAGACATCGGAATAATATCGGAAATGAACTTAGCCAATTCGCTTATACGGGATAAGGTGCTATGGACAAAGAACCTTGTGCCTAAAATGAATTACATCACAGACGTATTATGGACTCGGTTATTTAGTAAAATAGGCAATGGCAGTCAATGGGGTTCGTTTGATTACACCAAGATTGAGGCATTACAGGAAGAACTTAAAAGCAAGATTGAAAGCGGGTTTAAGTTATTCCAGATGGGGTATCCGCCTAACTTCGTCAATAAAAAACTCAACCTCGGTATGCCTGACTTGACGTGGGGCAACGAGATATTCCTGCCGTTCTCAATGGTGACGGCATCAAGTTTGCTTACCAAACCGGCAGAAGAACCTGAACCCGCACCAGAAAAAGAACCGGCAAAGGAATTGCCGTCACCTAATAATACCATAGTGGCAAAGATACAAGGCGATGAATTGGATGCCTTATTATTCTCGCTTGGCGAATGGAATAAGAAACTGAAAGAACTGACCAAGCCGTTATACGAGACCATAATGACTATGGCCGGACAGCAGATAGGGGAAGAACTGGGCGGACTGTTTGCGTTTAATCTGGCCGACCCGAAGATGGTAGAATTCCTAAAGACCAAACTAATCAAGGTAACGGATACTAACGACACAATCCGTAATCAATTAAAAGAATCACTGCAAGAAGGAATATCGCTTAATGAAACCGCTAACGAATTGCAGGAACGGATAAAGACAACGTTTAACTATGCCAGTAATAGGTCATTGACCATAGCCCGGACAGAGACGGCAGAGACATCATCCGGGGTAAGATTTATCGCTATGCAGGAAGAAGGCGTGGAAGAACAGGAATGGGTATCAGCCCGTGATGACCACGTTAGGAAGCCGCCGGACAGTAAATACAACCACGCCATTGACGGTGAACACGTCAAGATAGGCGAGAAGTTTTCAAATGGATTACGTTATGCTTCAGATAATGAGGGTGATGCCGGTAACGTGATTAATTGCCGTTGTCTAAATGTGGTTTATAAAGAGGGCAAGGCATTGGCTAACCGTGAACTATTTTGGAAGACATTCGTGGAGCGGATACTTGACCCCAACGAGAAGATATTCCACGCCAAGATAAAAGCGTATATTTGGAAATTACGAGTGGCGCAACTCAAACTCTTTGCCAAAATATCTGAATAAAAGGAGATAAACGTATGAAGAACACAGCCCCGGCCATCCCGACCGAAAAAGTAATCAAGTATTTTAAGGCGGAAATTGACATCAAGAAGATAGATGAGGTAAACCATCGTGTCCTCGTAACATTGTCCGACCAGACGATAGACAGTTACAGGGAAGTGATTGATGTTGATGGCTGGAAGCCGCATATGGCACGTTTTAACGGTCATCCTGTGTTGTTATCATCGCATAACTACAACGGCTTGATGAATCAAATCGGGGTGATGGAAACCCCGCTTATTGTTGAGGACGGCAAGTTAATGGGTTGGGCTAAATACTTCGTAGGCGAAGGCAACGAAGAAGCGGACTGGGCTTGGGTTCTGGTAAAGAATAATACCGCCGCATTTTCGGTAGGGTTTATGACTAAAAACGCCGTATGGTGGGATACGCTTAACGAAGACCAGCAGAAAGAGGCCAGGAAAAAATACAAACTCAAAAAAGACCAAACCCCACAGCGGATATATCTTGAGCAGGAACTGCTTGAGAATTCCCAGGTGGTGATAGGGGCGAATCCCAACGCCTTGCAGAATTGCCTAAAGACGGCTACCGATGCGGTGGTAAAACGGTCAGCCGAAGACACGATTGCCTTAATCAAATGCAAAACCTGCGGCGGATACATTACTTCAATGCGTAAGTGCGATAACTGTGGTAAGTGCGGCGAATGCAAGAATGTATGCACCTGCAAAGCCCCGGCAACCAATAGCCCTGCGCCTGAAAGCGTGGTAGAAAAGAATGTCATACCTTATCAGGACTTCGGTATCGTGGCCGATGAAGCCGCACCGTGGAAAGGGAGCAAGGAAACTGCGGCGGCTGATATTACCACGTTAAAGAAGATATGCGCCTGGTATGACGAAACCAAAGCCGACAACAAGACATCATATAAACTCCCGCATCATCAGGCGCACGATAACAAGGCCGTATGGAAAGGCGTAAACTCGGCAATGGGTGCTTTGCTCGGCGCACGTGGGGGAACAAATATCCCGGACGGCGACCGCAAGGGGGTTTATAGCCATTTGTCAAAGCACTATGCGCAGTTTGGCAAAGACGTGCCGGAGTTTAAGGAATATACGGCAGATGAAATAAAGACGATGTTCCCTGATTTATTCGTCTTGACGCTTGAGGATATGTCCGAGTCATTCAAGGAATTGGGCGAACGGATGGACAACACATTGGAAGGAATCACGGAACTTATTAAAACCCAAACTAAAACATTGCTTGAACTGAAAGAGTTCATTGCCAAGAACCCGGTATCACCACTACAGGACAAGCCCGTTGCTTCCGGCGATAAGCCAAAGGAAGACGACCAGGGCAAGTCCCACATAGGGGAAATACTGAAGTTAAGCGGCAATGCCTGTAATAAGGTTCAGGAGATGAACAAGAAAACCTCGTAACAATAAAAGGAGAAAAAGAATATGACACCCGAACAAATAGCCGAACTGATGGCCAAACTGAAAGGCATCAATGACGGTATGGGCGGATTTAGTGAGAAGTTCAACGCCTTTGATACTAAATTCAACGCCTTAGACCTACGGCTGAAAAACGCCGAAGGCGCATTGGTAAACAGGGTATCCCTCCCCGGCGTTGAGAACGGCGATGGCAAGCAGAAGTTCTCATTCCGCAAGGCGATGTATGCCATCCTGACCCAGGATTGGACAGATGCCGGTTTTGAGAAATCGGTGTTTGACGAGACCAAGAAAAAGGCGATGTCCACCAATACCGGCGTGGCTGGCGGATATATCGTCCCGGTGGAAATAGTATCGGAACTCATACCGATGCTGAATGCCAAGACCATCGTGCGTCAACTCGGCGCAACGGTAATGGATAACCTGGTGGGTTCGCCCGTGCCGATACCCAAGCAATCCGGTGGGGCTACGGTATATGACATCGGTGAAAACGAGGACATCACGGAAAGCGACCTGTCTTTCGGCGAATTGAACCTGACACCCAAGAGTATGGGTTGCTTCGTCATCGGCAGTCGGAAACTGGCTGTTCTCGCCAATCCCAGTTACGAAACGATGGTCAGGGAAGACCTGTCCGGTGCGTTAGCCCGTGGATTGGATTACAGGGCATTACGGGGCAAAGGTTACGATGCCCAGGCGTTGGGTCTCGTTAATACGACCAATGTCAATTCCCTGCCTCTCGGTACTAATGGCGTTATTCCGACCGTGGATAACCTGTGGGATTTGATTAATCTCATAGAGATGGCAAACGCCGATGTGGGTAAGCTCGGATGGGCAATGAGTCCGAAAATTCTCAATGTGTTCCGTAAAGTCAAGGATACCGCCGGGAACTATCTGTTACAGCCAGACCCCAGCGCATCAGGCAAACGGGTACTGTGCGGATATAATGTCCTGACCACAACGCAGTTGCCGATAAACCTGGTTAAGGGTAGCGGCACTAACTGTTCGGAAATCATATTCGGCAACTGGGCTGATATGGTTATCGCTCTCTGGGGCGGATTGGTTCTTGAGGCATCAACGGAATATAAATTCAAGAGCCATCAACTGTGTATCAAGGGCGTAATGGATTACGATATTGGCCTGCGCCACCCGGAATCCTTCGGCCTTATCCCGGACGCAAAGGTAGCGGCGTAAATAGGAATACCGGCAGTAGTTGGTATAACCTAAAAGTGTTAATAACGGGGTGGGTAGGGTTTTTCTAAACCTCGCCCACCCCAAACAAAAAAGGAGCAACAGTATATGATGAAAGATACAGGCGGTGAGTTACTGACCAAGCGGGCGATGAGTCCGCAGGCCATTAGCGGCAGTTCGGCTGTTAATGGAGTGGCCATTGACCGCAAGGGATTTGAAAGCGGCGTATTCACCATAGCCAGCGGTGCGGCTGGCGGTACGCCAACTTCGTTCTCAATGGCGATTAAAGTTCAGCACGCTGATGCGTCTAACTTCGCCACCCCGGTGGATGTTACGACCGCCCAGAACAATGATGGTGCTGTGACGGCAACCATCACGGCCATTGATTCAGAGGCGGAGGTTAACGTGGATTTCCGCAAACTGAAACGGTATGTCAGGGTAGTGGTGACACCGACCTTCGTAGGCGGGAGTTCGCCAGACCTGCTGGTGGCCTCATCGGTAGCATTAGGCGAATGCTACATTAACCCGGCGGCCTAACCAATTAATCAATGCGGTAGGGGGCGGGGTTTAATATTAGCCCCGCCCCTGTTATCGCATAAAAAAGAGAGGGCGATATATGGAAGGAACAAACAAATACAAGGTGCTGAATGACTATGCCGTTTATCTCGGCGAAGGCCGTGACAAGAAGATATACGGCAAGGGAAGCAAGGATGGCATTACCTTTGAGGCGACCGAGGCGGAACTGAAAGGCCAGATGCACAAGGTGGAATTAATATCCGGTAAACCGGCGAAGCAAACCCAAGAGCAATCCGGTAATGGCAGTGACGAAGAACCCAAAGGCAAGAATATCGGCACGTCGCCGAAAAACCGGATGCAAAGGCAAGCATCAACAAAATAACTTTAATGAGGGGTCGGTAGTATGAATCTGACATCGTTAAATAGGGCTTTAGAGGCAATGGGTATATCGTTAGGCACAACGGATACGGCATTGACCAATTCTCTAAACCTTATCATATCTGCTGTATCAAAGCAGATTGAAAATTCACCGTTTTTCTTCAGGTATGCCGAGTTAAAAGCCCGGACGGAGGATTTTGATATTGAGGCACGGCAGAAATTGGTATCAGTCAGAGCCGTTCCGATTCTTGCTACACCGACCCCTCTTGTTTACAACGATGAGGATAGAGAGTTTGCCTTAGCCACATTGATTGATGATGATGATTATGGCATAAACTACAATCGGGGTATATTTACGTTTGACAATTATGACCTTGTGGCCGGAAATGGCGCATTGCGTATCACCTATACCGGCGGGTTAGGATTGCATACGGATAGGATGATAGTAACCGCTGTAACGGGCGGAACGGGCAGTTATACCGCAGATGAAGAGGTAACAGGGCAGACAAGCGGCGCAAGGGGCAAGTATGTCAGTTTATCAGGAGTTACATTAACCGTAAGCGTATTATCAGGCGAGTTTGTGACCGGGGAAATAATAAAGGGCAACACCTCCTCAACGGTAAGGACGATAAGTGCTATAACGCAAAACCCAATCGTGATGGCATATCCCGATATTGCGCTGGCTTGTGAGTTGCAATCAATGTTTATTCAGAAACGCCGTCAGGATATTGGTTTAGGTTCTGAATCTATGCAGGGTGGGTCTATCTCAATAAATAAATCGTTCCAGTTGTTGCCAGAGGTGGTTGATTTATTGTCACCCTATAGGGTAAGGTAATTATATGTCAGACGAAAAGATGGAAATAAAATTTGACACTCAAAAACTTGAGCGTGCATTATCTGTGATGCCTGGCAAGATATTCACTGGTCTTAAGAGGGCTTTTGGCGATGTGGGTGATACATTCCACGCCACTATGGTAAACGAAAGGTTGTCCGGCCATAGTGCCACATCGCTGGGCGTAAGAACTGGCCATTTGCGAGGGTCATTTAAGAAGGCGGTTACAGGTGGCAATCTGGATGACCTGACAATGTTCTTTTATACCACCAGTAAGTATGCGGAGATACACGAAAAGGGCGGGACGATATATCCTAAGAACACCAAATATTTGGCGATACCATTATCGGCGGCGAGACAACCATCGGGCGCAAGCCAGGGATATAAGCCGAGGAGTTTACCGCTGGTCTATGGTGGACGAAGTAAAGCGGGCAATATCATATTAAGATTATCGCCTTATGGTGCGGCTCTTGCAGGGAACAGAAATAAATACACCACGGGTGAAAAGACAGCAAAAGGAAGATTAAAGCGGTTCAAACTAACAGCAGGCGTGCCTATGTTCGTATTAGTTAAATCGGTAACGATTCCCGCAAGATTAAATATGATGGTGACTTGGAATAGAGATATACCTGTTACTATGGGGATATTAAATAATGCAGTGGATAAAGTTATTAAAAATAATTAATAAGGAGAATTAAATATGTCATTAGTTGTGGACTTTGCTCATTCCGCAGGCACAGGAGGGCTGACTATTTATTTCAGTATTGAACGGGTTAGTGACGGATACTATTTTGACACATCTGACGCTACTTTTAAGGCAAAGGCAAGCATAGCCGGAACTGATGACCATATAGCAATGACTGAGGATGCCGATGAGGTGGGGCGTTATCTTAAAACACAAGCAACCACCAGTCCGGCACAGTTTCTGGACGGGAATTATAAGTGCATCATACGAAATAGTGCGGGCGATGTGCTATTAGGCATCCACGTTAAATATCTGAAAGACCAAGCGGAGGTTTTCTTCAGATTGAATGAAATATAATATGCCCATTAATTGTATTTGTCCTGATTGTGGTTGTGAAATTGAAGAGGGTGAATGCATTATTTGTGGTAATTGCCCTGATGAAGAATGAGTATTATAAATCTATTGGTAATAAAGGAAGAAGTTAAGGCAGACGGCAGATACGCCTATTTGGAACAGGCAGGCGATGACGATTTGCCCATACTTGAGTTATACCCCGAATTCGTCTTTACCGAAGGTAGGGTATATGATGTCCTGAAATCTGACAACGCAGACGGTATGTTATTGAGGCGTGCCGTTAATGACCGTAAAAAACGAACCTATAAACTGATATGGAATATAGCACCGCAGGATGTGGTTGACCGGATAACGGACTTATTTAATAATCGGAAGGGTTCGGCGGGGGCAATGTGGTGGACACCGGTAGACGGGGCAAGCCAGGTCAAGGTAAGGTTTAAGGCCAATACGCTAACAGTTAATCGTATAGCGTATGATTGCTCTTCAGTTTCCTTTGAACTGGAAGAAGTTTTATAAATATATGCCTGAATATACTGTTGATTATAAACCCAATGAGGCAATAGCCAAACTTGCCAAGGAACAGGAATTAGGCAGGCCAATAGCCGATTGGGGTTGCATAGGCGTTGATTGTAAGCAGGAAAAGCGCAGGTGCGTATATTTCATCAATAGGGGTAACTGTCATAAATTATTAGAGCTGGGGAAATGTATGGCGCAGGAATCAAAATTAAAGCAGATAGGTTCGTTTCTAAACGCCCTTGGTATAAAACCTATTATTAATATTCCAGAATCAGAACCTGAAATAAAAAAGGTTGACATTCAAGTTGTAGAACCGAAACAAATAGAGGCAGGTAAGCCGGAAGACAAGGTAAACTATAAGGTGACACTAACCAAAGACGGGTTGGGATTCAGACAGGCGTATAACGATAGCCCTGAATCATTATCTGAATTCGTAAAGAAACCGGTTGAAAACACGGTTGATTATAATCCACCTCTTGACCAAGGCGGGGTGGTAGGGAGATGCGTTGAGAATCCTATGCCATTATCAGGGTTTATAAAAGACGGTAAAGAGGCAGATAAAGGCATACTTATCATACGTGCGCAGGGGGGCGTGGGTGATATACTTAATACCCGGATGATATTTGAGGACATAAAGAAAATGGCCGGGGGCAGGAAAGTAACCTATGCCGTGTCGGAAAAGTATATCCCGTTACTAACAGACCATCCGCATATAGATAAAGTCATATCAAGGTATGATATTAAAAAGGAAGAATATGCCTTTGTCAAGGACATAACCGATAAGTGCGGGCAATACGAAGTCAAGCATATCCCATTCGTAGATAAACACAGAGCCGATATATGGGCTAATTATGTTGGGCTTGATTTAACTACCCACGAACAGCATATATCGTTTACCAAAGAAGAAACCAAAAAGGCCAAGAAACTGATGGGCAAGGCCAGGTTAAAGATAGGGATACAGCCGATAAGTTCCAATATATCAAAGGACTGGGGGTTGGTTAAGTGGCAGGAATTAGTCAACCTGATAAAGAAAACCTATAAGGGCGTTGAGGTATTCTGTTATCACGATAAGCCAATAGAGGGGCTTACCGGCGTTACCGGATTATACAATCTTAACCTGCGGGAATGGATGGCCTCGGTAAATGAATGTAATGTTTTACTAACTGTAGCAACCTCAATGTTCTGCTTGGCTAATGGACTACACAAGCCGACCGTGGCTATATTCGGCAGTGAGGATTTGGACATTTACGGCAAATACTTCCCTGAAATGGTAGCAATTCAACGCCATCGGAAAAATAAAGACGGATGGGATGAATGCCCGTGCTGGTCGGCCTGGCGTAATTGCGCAAAGGGTTCTGATATTAGCATAGAAAACCAAAAGATACCGCCGTGCTTAACAAGCATAAGCGTAGATGAGGTAATGAAAGGTTTTGAGCAATGCCTAAGAAATTCGGGGCTGATTACTACGATGAGGACTACTTCACGAAAAGAGGGGTTCGTGGGTGGTATGATAAAAGTGCTTTCGCATTAGATAATCAATTCCATAAGCAGGTGGCGGAAATGATTATTGATGTGATACAGCCGAAGAATAGTATCGCCTTATCAATAGGTTGTGCGCTGGGTAATGTGGTTTATTGGCTTAACAAATTGGGTATCAATGCCTTTGGCGTTGATATATCCGAGTATGCGATAAAACATTCGCACGTGCCGGATAGGGTTATGCTGGCTGATATAACGGAAAAGATACCGTTCCCGGATGGACACTTTGATTATGTGTTCAGCCGTGAAACGTTGGAACATATAGCGGAAGAAGAAATCCCGCAGGTATTAAAAGAAATATTTAGGGTAATGAAGCCGGGCGGAGTAGGGTTATTATCCCCGGCCAATAACTTCTGCGATAAGGAAGCCAAGAAGCAGGTGCAGGGGAATGACAGCGCAGATATAAGCCATATATGCGTTAAATCGCCTTACTGGTGGGCTAAACGGTGCGAGGAAGCCGGGTTTACGATAGATTATGAACGAACCTTATATGCTATGAGCAACGGGCTGGCTTATAAGTTTTATTGGTCAACCGTGGTGATAAGGAAACCATTATGAATAATATAGAGCCAATTAAAGTGGATGACAGATTAATTGAAATAGGCAAGAATTTTTACGGCACAAGGATTCAACCCGCTCTATTTTATTCGTCTATGATAATGACGATTGCGAATGTGACCCGTGAGCCGCATAAGCCATTAATAATCGTTGAAATAGGTTCTTATCACGGCTTTGCCACTTGTTGCTTTGCATTGGCGTTGAAGGAAATATACGAATCCACCAATCATAGCAAGAAGGGAATGGTATGGACTTTTGATACCCATCCCGATAATACTGCCGTAACAAAAGCCAATGCGGAAATGTTGGGTGTATCAGAATTCGTCACAGCCGTTACCGGCGATGGGGCAGGAATGATAACAGCCAATGAACAGTTACGGGATATTGATTTCCTGTTCATTGACGGAAGCCATAGGCGGGCTGATGTCTATAACGATATTATAGCAACATTTAATTTCGTAAGACGGAATGGGTATATCTTGTGCGATGACTACGGCCAGGAGCAATGCAGACAGGGTCAGGATAAGGCATATTATCAAAAAGAACTTGAAGGCCGGGCAATGGAACGGATATATCTGCCCACGGTTGGGGGCGGGATGCTGATACGGAAACTTACTAACGGGGGTTAATAATATGAGTAGTATAGAAAATTGGTTAGAGTGTGCGGACAAAATCAACTTTACTGTATCGCTTTATTTAGGAGGCGGAATGGGAGACCTCGGTCATCGTATATATGACAGTCAATACCTACGCCGTTTACGCAGTATTAAATCGGTATTTCCTAACCTAAAGATAGTGCTATTCGTTGACACCACGAGAAGTTTGGAAACGGCTAAAGCGATGTTTGAATGTAATCCATACATAGACCACGTTATAGTTATGGAGCAGGTATTTCTTAATCAGGACATATATATATTCGCTACTAACCTACTGGGCAAGAGAAAAGAATTAATGAATACCTATATCCCTGAAATGGAATCAGAAATGGTATTTCACCGGGTAGTTAATCGGATATATGAACTGCTGGCATTCCCACGGATTAGGTCAATAACAATGGATGACTTCTTCCAGCAGATGAAACTGGATATAAACGATTTTGAGATTGATGAACCTAAAATCTACTGCAAGCCGGAAGAAATGGAATACGGTATATCCGTAAAGAAGACATTAGTCAAAAAAGACGGCGATAAGATGGTCGGAATACACCTATTCTCGGCTGACAGTAATCGGATGATAGACCCAACAATGGCAAGAACGATAATTGATAATCTGCTTGAGACCGGCTACAAGGTGGTAATATTCGGAAGCGGTAAAGAAGCCGATTACAATAATTTCAAGGATGTCAGTAGTAAGATGAGCGATATGGCTTTATTCCTTAACGGTTACAAGGACAATCCTAATGTTAGTTACCAGTGCAATGACATAAGCATAAGGGAAAAGATAGGGCTTGTGTCAATGTGCGATTACTTCATCGCCTGCGTAAGCGGATTTATGCACATAGCGTGGCTTCATAAAGTGCCGACCATATCGCTCTTGCGCCCGCAGGAGGTGGCTAATTGGGATGCTTTTATGCGTGTGACCGGGTATTTCTGGGCGATTGCAGAGGAAAAGCCATACGCCTCGTATATAGTATATAAAGATACCGGTTACTTTGAGGGCAACCTGATAGCACGCAGAATAAAGGAACTTACGAAATGACAAAAAAGAAATTGCTTACTATCCACAATAACAACTGGTCAGAATTGGCAAGCGGTGACAAGGCATCGTTTAACCGGGAAGTAACCGGCTTTGTGGTATGTTGCACGGACTATATGAATAATACCTATATCAGGAATTGGATGGAAGTAACACCCGAAGAGTGCGAAGGTTACGAATTTGTGCTGATGGTATTATTGCCCGAACAGAATCTTGAAAAGATTAACAAGCAGATGAGTATAATCACCAAGCCGGGCAGGACATACAAAACGATTGTTTATATTGCCGATGTTACCGGATGGCAGATGAACCCGTTTTTACCTGAAAACAAAATCAGGTATATGGATATATTAACTAATTGCGATTATGTATTCAGGTATAATCTGCCAGAAAGCGAGAGTTACTGGAAAGCGGTAATGAGAGATAAGCCGTCATATTTTATTGAACGGGCGTATCCGGTTGAGATGATTAAGGACATACTGGCTGGTAAAGATGCTTATGCTGAAAAGATTTTGGCTAATAGCGGTATCAATATAGACGAGCCATATATCTTTATGGGCAAGAGTTTGAAAAATATCAATGAAGAGCGGAATATGGTCTGCACGCTTTACGTTGCCCGGCAGATACAAAAATCAACCGGGTGGAAAGTGGTATGCTTTGCCAATAATCCGCTTGACCCAAAAGACAAGGATAGGATATATAAAGAATCCTGCGGACTGGAAAATGTTACCGAACTGCCGGTATGCGGTTGGGCTTCATATATGAAAATACTTAATACCCTGAATATAAATGTTGGCATATATCTTGATTGCCTTGAAACCCGTGGGCAGGTGGCGTTGGATTGCGCCGGGACAGGCATACCTCTTGTTTGTAGCGGTTCGGTAGCCGGGTATAGGTTATTCCCTCACACATTCGTAAAGCATTACCGGGAGATTGATGACGCTACGGAAAAGGCGGTAAAATTATGCGATGACAGCCATTTCAAGAATAAGGTTGTCAGCTATGCCCAGAAAGGGCTTGCCTTTTATTCATTCGCCCAGACAAAGGAACGGATAGATGCCGTATTGGGGGTAAAATTATAATGCTAAATACAGTTTATACCGATAAGGAAAAGGAACAGTTCTCTGAATTGATTAATCGCCTATGGGAATTAAGGGCTGATTTAATCAAGCGGGGATTCAATCCACCGTGGAGTGCCACGAGGGGGTGGGAATATTCGGTTGTCATCAATGCCACTATGCCAAAAGAAGGCGATAAGGTATTGGATATAGGGTCAATGAATAGCGTTGTGCCTTTTTATCTGAAGCAATATGGGGCTAAATGCTACGCCGTTGATGTGGTAATGCCCAATGAAAATGATTTGGCATATTATAAGGAATGCGGGATACCCTATAAAGAAGCGTCAATTATGGAATTGCCTTTTGAAGACAATTTCTTTGATTTCATTACGAGCGTGTGCGTGCTTGAGCATATATCGCCTTGGAAGAATAACGATGAAATAGTCAGTGAAACGGTAAGGGGCTTAATTGAAGCAGGGCGGGTATTAAAATCAGGCGGGATAATGGCTCATTCCTGCGATTTCTATCACCCTGAATTGAATACCTTCAGGACATATACCAAGGAATTGCTTGAACGGATTATCTATAGATTATCCCGGAATGGCTTAACCCTTGAAGGTGGGGATGCGGATTATAGATTATTGCCCAGCCCGGCAGAATACTATCTTAATAATTCCTGCGTTTATGAGAATGAAAAAGACCGTGAAGAGAAGCATTACCGGATATTGCGGGAAGGCGGGAAGCCCGGCAATCTATTTACCTGTGCTTCTTTAATATTAAGGAAAGAATAAAATGGCTGATTCAATACGTGAGAAAATAATGCTGAACGTGAAATCCACGTTAGAAGGGATAACTACACTTGCCGGGTATCAGGTGCAGGTGCAGAAAGTAGTAAAGGATTGGGCTTTAACTAATCTGAATATAGACACTTATCCAACGATAATAATTATCCCGGATGCAGAGCCGAAAAAACAATCGCCGGTGGAACATTATACCTGCAATCTTAATCTGGCTTTGGAATGTTATGTCAATGCCCAGAGCGATATAAGCAGTCAGGTTAATATACTGTTGGCTGATGTGGAAAAGGCATTGATGGCTGACCATACAAGGGGCGGATTTGCCATTGATACTACCCTAACCGGTAACAATGCGTTTTATAGTGTGGTAGATACACCCAGGGCGGGGGTGATAATAACTATCAGGATTGATTATCAACATAAATATAATAGTCCTTATAGTCAATAGGGAAAGGAGTTTGATATGGGCAAGTATGTAGAAACGGTCAGAAAAGCCGAGACCGTTTATGAAGATAAAGCAGTCATTAAAGCCGTCATAGTGTCTGCTATAACTAAACAACCGGCTGAAATAATGCCAGCCGATAATCCGGCTGAACAACCAAAAAAGAGGAATAAGAAGGAGGGCAAGAATAAATGATAACCAGAAGAAGGCAATTAGCGTGTAAGGTTGAAACAACGGAAGGAACTGCAATAGCATTAGTAAATACCGATGTGGTGCTATGCAGTGAACCGGTATTTACCAAGGGCAATGATTTCTATCGGCGGAATAATGCCAAGGCATCATTGTCGGCTGAAGGCGGTGTGGTTGGCAAACGCCCGGCATCTATTAAGTTCAAATGTGAACTTAAAGGTTCTGGCACAAAAGGCACAGCCCCGGAATGGGGAAAACTGCTAAGGGCTTGCGGTTTTACTGAAGCCATAGTCGCCGTGACTTCAGTAACCTATACCCCGGCTTCCTCTTCTATCCCATCTTTAACGATGGCGGTTTATGAGGATGGCAAGATAAAGAAGGCGGTGGGATGCAGGGGAACGGTTAAGTTCACCCATAAAACAGGTCAGCCCGTTATGATGGAATTTGAATTCCAAGGGGCTTTCCATAGCGATGTTGAAGGGGCAATGCTAACAGGGGTTTCATATGATGCCACCGTACCCCCGGCTTTCCTGTCTGCGTCATTAACGGTTGATTCCTATGACGCACTAATCAGTTCGCTTGACCTTGATATTGCGAATAAATTAGCCGTCAGGGAAGATGCGAATGGGGCGAACGGTTTGAAATCCTGTAAGATAACCAGCCGGGAAGGGGTCGGCTCATTTGACCCGGAAAGCACGCCAATATCCGGCGATGATGGATATGATTTCCATACCAAGATGGATGCCAATACGCAGTTTGCATTTACGGAAACAATCGGCTCGGTTGATGGGAATAAGTTTATCATAACCGCACCTAAAATGCAATATGCCAAGATAAGCCCAAGTGACCGGGAAGGCGTAGCGGTGGATACCATTGAATTGGCTTTAGGGCTTAATTCCGGCGATGACGAATTAAGCATCCAGCAACTATAACAAGGGCTTGGGGGGTTGTGAATGCAACTCCCCTTTGCTAAAAGAGAGAGAGGGGAAAGATATATGCCATTAGCGATAGACCCGATGGGAACAAAGGAATATGTTCTTAAAAGGGAACAGAAGAAACCGGCTGATAACCAGACCCGGTTCAAATTGAAAAACCTGACGGCACGGGAGCGGGCATTTATTGACGATAATATGTCGCAGTTCACGGCGGACGGCAGGGTATTGCTCAATTCCAACCTGACGGCGATAAGGGCTTTAGAATGCGGGCTGGTAGGTTGGGAAAACTTCAAGGATGCCAAAGGCAACCAGATTCAGTTTATCAAAGAGCCGCCGAAGGACTGGGATGCCAAAAAGGTGTTCACTATGCCTTGGGATTATCTAAGCCGTGAAGACCGGCAGGAGTTGGCTGATGCCATTAAGGAAATGGGTCAGTTGACGGAGAACGAAATAAAAAACTCATAATCGGCGCAGGGTTCTTGACAGGGGAATTAACTCATAACTGCAAAGCGTGCGCCGGTAATGAAAAATGCAAGGTAGAATGGGGATGCAACAAGGATGCGCCTGTAGAGGTATTTACCATAAATTGTGTCAGGTGTTATGGAAGCGATAAAGATTGTCCGGTATGTAAGGGGAAAGACAGGGAACATTTCTACAGGTGTCCAGTCAAGTTGCTGACCAAAGAAACGTTGGAGTTTCTTAAATATTACAGATTCTTCAAGGATGGGATTATGCCGGTGGCTGGTGGCGTATATGAACAATCTGGGACATTTATCAGAGCCGTGGAGATAGTAAATAAGGAATTACAGGAAGCCGAACGAAAGCAGAAAGGTTAGATATGGCTGACGAGCGCACATTAGAAGTCCTCTTAAAACTTCGTGACCTTGCCTCGGCGGAATTAAAGCGGTTTTCCGATGAAACTAAAAAAGCCGGGAAATCTGTCACGAATGAGTTTAAGCAGGTTAAGAATTCGTTGGTTGAAGTGCGAAATGCAATCGGTAATTTACTTGGCATACCATTAACAATAGCAGGCATCGCTTTGGCGGTAAAAGGACTGTTTACTGAAACATTGGCGTGGGGGCAAGAAATAACAACATTGGCAACCACGCTCGGTATTACTGTAGACCAGATGATTAAACTGGATGCGGTGGCGGTTAGGGTTGGTTATAATACCGAAGGATTGCAGACAGCATTTAGAAATTTGTCACAAATAATGGAAAATGCCCGTGACGGAGATACGAAATCAATCATCCTTCTTGATATGATGGGCATTAAATACGAAGAAGTAACAAACGGAACGCTAAATTTATATGATGCTTTTGGCAGGGTAGTAAATAGATTAAGTCAGATGGAAAAGGGGTCTTATCGTAATGTTGTCGCTGGAGATTTGTTTGCTAAACAAGGACAAAAATTACTGGAAATAGCGGACGAGGGAAAAGGGAAATTTAATGATTTTGCGGATGCTTCGGCTAAAGCAGTTCATTCGCTTGATAATTTAGATGTAGAAAAATTGAACAAATTAAAAAAGGATTTTGACACTACCAAAGAATCCGCATTAAATTTGGGACGAGAGGTGGTGGTTACTAATACAAGTTTGAAAGGATATGGAATTGTCGGTAATATCATAGCCGCAATTTTAGGACGGGAAACAGTTTTGACAGATGCCGAGACCGAAGCATTAAAAAGAAGAAATGAGGAGCAGGAAAAATATTTAATATCATTGGGAGAGGTACAACTAAATAATCCAGAACTGGTGGCGCAAGCAAAAGAATTTATTAAGCATCAGAAAGAAATTGCTGACGCAACGAAATCTGCCAAAGAGCAAACAGAAGCTCTGGGGCAGGTATTTAAGCGGGATATATCTAATGCGACTATTAACGCCAACGGGAATCTGCGTTTATTATTAGAGAATCTGAAAGAATTCAGGAATGTTATGGCGAAGCAAACTGGCGGGCAAAAATATGTAAAAGAACTGGATATGCTGATTGAAAAGGTAGATGCCCAGTTATTATATACCAGTGATACGGCTGGGGGTTTTGGTCGGGCTTGGGATGTAGCGATGAACAGGGCAACAGACACCACAATAAATTGGATAGATACTATGAATCAAGGTGTTGACTCATTCAAGACGATGTGGTCTGACGCTTTCTATGGTATGATGACCGGAACATTTAAGACCAAAGAGGTATTCCGTAAATTCGCACAGGATATATTCAGGATAATATCAAACCTAATGGCACAACAAACGGTAGCGTCATTTTTTAGTATGTTCGGCGGGGGGGCAACAACGGGTTCAACTATTCAGAAAGTTGGGACTACTACATCAGTTGGAGTTAAAGCCGCAAACGGTGGGGTATTCCCAACCTTAACTCCATTTTCTAACGGTGGCGTAGTGGACAGGACAACACTGGCAATGATAGGCGAGGGGTCTAATAGGGAAGCCGTTGTGCCGTTACCCGATAACCGGTCAATACCCGTCAAGATGATTGGCGGTGGCGGTGACAGTAAGGCGGTTAATGTCAATTTTACCATAGTGGCTAATGACGCAAAGGGATTTGATGAACTATTAGCCAAACGCAAAGATATTATCGTTAGCATAATGAGTGAAGCGATGAGAACTAATCGGGATTATAGAAAAAGCATAGCGACTACATAAAATGACAGATTATATTGAAGTGACTATCCCCGGCGAAGGAACGGCAAGCGAAACATTCGCTTGGATTCCTAATGCTGTCTTGGCTGTAGAAAATAGATATGAAGGTGTTAAGAAGAATTTTGATAATGGGGCTTCAATATCATTTCCAACCGTAGGGAAAAATAGGCGGATATGGAAATTGACATTTGATTATAGAACAGAAACAGAACGAGATGCCATCCTTGCTTTTATTGAAAGCAGGATAGGGGCGGAAGAAGCGTTTTATTGGATACCGCCGGATGCCACAGTAGCGATTAAGGTATGTTCCGGCGACCCGGTAGCAAGCAAAATAGCCCCTGATGTCTATATCATTACGGTAGAATTTGAGGAGGTGTTTTAGGTGAAAAATAAGCAGGCAGTCATATTAACGCTTTTAACTATTGTAGTGGTTTCTGCGATAGTTTCATTCGGGGTTTCAATAGCATTCTATATCAGCAGCATTCTATATCAGCCGGAATCCTGATAAGAATCTGCTGGAATTATTAAGCGGTTTATTAAAGGCGATATTCTAATGAAAACGTTAGCAACAATATTGAAGACCCAGAAGAATAAATTGAATATCACAGACCCTTGGTGCTATTTGTTTATTCTTCAGGTCAATGCCACGGATGCGATGTATATGACCAATAATCCTGAAGCAATCGGATATAATAGCCATACTTATAGTCCATTTCCGATTAAGATGGGGGAGATAACGGAAGATAGCAAAGGGAATCTTCAAACACTTAATATTGGGGTGTCAAATATTAATCGGATGGTAATGGCTTATATGGAAACGGCGGATGGTTTGGTTGATAAAACTGTTCAGATATATCTGGTGAATAAGAAGGATACTTCACAGGCGATTAATCTGGGCATCTACGATATTCTTAACAGTTCGGCTAATGCGGAATTCGCTAATTTCGTATTAGGGCATTACGATTTCTTTGATATTAAGTTCCCAAGGAATAAATATATCCGGGGATTATGCAGATGGCTATATAGGGGAACTGAATGTGGCTATGCGACATCGCCGGGGTTGCCCACCTGTGATAAGACACTTGAAGGGGCAGATGGTTGTCGGGTGCATACTAATCAGGCAAGATTTGGTGGCTTCCCCGGTATTCCATACGGAAAGATGTCTACGAGATAAATATATGATTAATTGCGATGATTTAATTGGTATTCCGTTTGTGCATAAGGGCAGGGATAAACGAACTGGCTTTGATTGCTGGGGGGTTGTTCTGGAAATATTAAAGCGTAATGGCAAGGTGATAGAAGACCCAGTGCCGGATTATAAGCAGGATTGGCAGAATGATGTCGGATGCCAAAATTATCTATTGGAAAATTATGCGAAGCAATGGCGTAAATTGGATGCAGGGGAAGCGTATCAGGAACTGGATATAGTACTGATAGGTAAGAACCCGGACTACCCGCATCATATAGGAATAATAATAGATGATTATTCAATCTTACATTCAACGGAAAAGACAGGGGTTATTATAACCAAGATTAATTCTATTGATAAGTTTATAAACGGGATTTATAGGTTAAAGGGATAGATATGAAAATCAAAGCATTGATTGTTTTCATTTATGGGATGGTCGGGGTGGTGAGTATTCTTTTATTATCAATCCTTATCAGGTTTTTGGATATAACCAGATGGGGTGCGAATTGGCTTTTTAATAGGATAGAGAATTCTACGAGAAAATGATAACAATCAGAACAATAAATAATTTATTTGACCTTACCGGAAGGAAGACAGATAGCGTGAGCCATTCCGGGAAGGCGTTATATTATTATATCCCGGAAGAATTGCTTAAATTGAATCTGCCTTTAAGGATAATTGTTAATGGCAAGGGCATCCCATCGGAAGTATGGTACGCTTTAACTCCCAAGGATAATGATGAAATAGTTTGTGCGGTAGAGCCATATGGCGGAGTAGCCGTATTTGCCATAAATCTTTTCAAATATTTTGCCATAAGTATGGCGATTGGGGCGATTAATACTTGGTTATTCCCGCCCCCGGATATTGAAAATCCTGAAGACACCACAATATATGGATGGAATGGGATAAGAAATACAGCAAGGAATGGGCAACCTATCGGAATAGTTTACGGGCAACATAAAGTAGGCGGACAGATAATCAGTATGTTTACCCGGACTATAGCAACCAATAAAACAGAACTTAATATGTTAATAGCCCTATGCGAGGGAATTATTCAGGATGTAGCGGGATTAACTACAGCCCAAGATGATTTAACTGCCGGGGCGATTCCAGCCAGCATCAAGATAAATGGCAATTCAGCATCCAGTTATAAAGATGTCAAGGTGTCAACCCGGATTGGAACAAATTCCCAAACAGTAATCCCCGGCTTTGAGGATATTACCAACAATTATGATAAGGGCTTGGCATTGCTTTATAATAATGCAGTAACCATAACTACTAATGGCAGTATAGATGCCTATGTATTACATCTGCAATTCCCGAATGGTATTATGAATACGCCAGCAGGTAAAGCAGTTTGGTATGGCGGTTCGGTTTCATTTAGCATCAGGCATAAGAAATCAGGCGGGGCTTGGTCAGCACCGGTAGTTAAAACAGTAAGCGGATTTTCTCTTACGGTTATTGATGATACTTATCGGGTGGATGGATTATCCACCGGCGTTTATGACATAGAAATAACCAGAACAACCGCCGATGAATCAGCCATATTTGTTGGGGCTTCCACATTAGATACCGTAGATGAAATAATATACGATGATTTGGCATATCATAATACCGCATTGCTGGGAATTAAAGCAATGGCAACCGACCAGTTATCCGGGGCAACCCCGATAATAACATCCATTATTAAGGGTAGAAAAGTTCCGATATGGAATAATGATGACCCGGCTACATTCACGGAAACTTGGTCGGATAATCCGGCTTGGTGCTTATTGGATTTATTAACTAATACCCGCTATGGATTAGGCGATTATATAACAACAGATGATTTGGATTTGACTTCATTCAAGGCATTCGCTGATTACTGCGATTATCTGGTGGATGATGGGGCGGGGGGAACGCATAAGAGGCATACCTTGAATATAGTATTTGATGAGCCAATGCCGGTATGGGATGCGGTGAATATGATATGCTCTACGGCAAGGGCTACGCTAATTAAGACCGGAAAGATAATTAAGATTAAGATTGAAGAAGCCGGAAGCCCCGTTCAATTATTTACGATGGGCAATATCGTTAAGGATTCATTCAGCATTGAATATCAATCAATAAAAGACCGCCCCAATTTTGTAGAAGTTCAATTCCTTAATCAGGATGGGATTGATTATGACCAAGATATAATTTCAATAGAAGACCCGCAGGCGTATGCTAATGGGGAAGATTTCAGGAAGAAAACGGTTTCTCTTTATGGGATAACCCGCCGAGCACAGGCATATCGGGAAGCACTATTCCTGCTTAATATAAATCGTTACTTAAAGCGGACTATTAAATTTGAAGCCAGCATAGATGCTATCGCTTGCGAGGTGGGCGATATAATCAACTTCCAGCACGATGTGCCTTCGTGGGGTGCAGGCGGGCGGGTGGTATCGGCTACGGCATCAAGCATAACATTTGACCAGCCGATAGTTATTGGGGCGGGAACTTATAAGGTCAGGGTTAGGCATAATAGCGATGTTGAAGAAGAACAGACGGTTACTGATGGGGCGGGAACTTACACTACGGTTAATATTAGTGGCTCGTGGACGACAATTCCAAAGGCAGATGAATTATATGCCATTGGGGTTGAGAATATTTTGGTTAAGCCATTCAGGATAGTTGAGATAAGGACAGCCAGCGATTTAACCCGGAAGATAACAGCCATAGAATATAATGCCAATATCTATACTACTGCGATTGGAACTATTGAAACGCCGACCTATACCCAATTACCAAATCCCAGTCAGATGCCCCCGGATGTAACTGATTTATCAGCAGTGGAAAAAGTGACCATTCTTCCTGATGGCACATTGAAAAGTTCAATAGATATTTTCTTTGCTATTCCGATTGATACCGGGATTATAGCGACTGCGGATATATGGATAAAGGAAAATGGAACGGCATTCTGGCGATATGCGGGCAATACTAAAACAGGATATTTCAATTATGGCAATGATATAGCCGTAGGCACTACTTACGATATAGCCGTTTCCACAACTTCAATATATGGCACAAGGAAAGACCCGGAAGATGCCCCATCAGATACCGTTGCCATAACCGGGCAGGCAACAGCCCCGGATGACGTAACCGGGTTCGGGCTTACCCGTGTAGGTGATAATCTTTATCTGCGGTGGGATGCAGTTTCTAATCTTGACCTTAAAGGATATGAAATAAGAATAGGGGCGGATTGGGTCAATAGCGTTGTTCTGGCTACCAATATAACCGGCACACAATTCCAAACGACAAACTTTGCAAGCGGGATTCAGACATTCCTGATAAAGGCATTTAATACATCAGGGGTATATTCGGCAAATCCTGATATTATTATTGCTGATATAGGGGATAGAATAAATCAAAATATCGTTGTGATACAGGATGAAAAGGGCTTGGGATTCCCCGGTGCTAAGGTTAATTGTGCTGTAAATGCTGATGGCGACCTTGAATTAACTTCCGGGGAATTAAGCGGAAGTTATGAATCGCAGGTGATTGATTTGGGGGCGATTTTAACATCAAGGGTAACGCTTAATTATTCGGCATATCAGAAGGATAATTCCTTATTATGGCAGGACGCTACCTTTGCTTGGAATTCGGCTGAAGCATTAGCCCGGACAATAGCCGGAAGTTTATCTACCCCATATGTCTCAACAGTAATTAAATTTAGATATTCGGAAGATAATATTGTTTGGTCAAGTTGGGCTGATTTCGTGGTTGGCGATTTCCAATTCAGGTATTGCCAATTCCAATTCACTTTTACATCGTCAGATATTAATTATGCCATAGTAGTTAATGAAATGACACAGACGGTTGATGTGCCTGATGTATTTGATAGCGATAAAGATGTTTCATTGATTGCGGGCAATAACGATATAAGTTTTACCAAAATATTCTTGGTAGTTCCGGCTATAGCCGTGGCTATACAGGACGGTGCGACCGGGGATTATTACGAAATAACATTAAAGACAATAACGGGTTTTAGAATCGTGGTAAAAGATTCGGCAGGGGTAGTTAAGACGGCGGTTATTGACTGGGTTTGCCGGGGGTATTGAACTTAAAATAAAAGAGAGGATAGGATTATGAGAAATATATTAGATAGGATTGATACCGGGAATAAGGCAATGCTTAAAGGGGATTTAACCTTAACCTATTCTGCTGTTGTTATATTATCGGCGGATATAAAAACAGAAGAATTGCCCAAGGGAACTGCATTACCTACCATAATGCGGTATAATGTCAAGCCGAATACGAAATGGGATAATAAAATGCAGGACGCATTGATTAATTTTATAGCCACATTGACCAATAAAGCACAGGCGGAAAATAAAAGGGTGCTTATAATTTCCGATGATGGGATGACCAGACCATCCGGGGCGGTCATCCGGCTATTGATACGGTTCGGATTCGTCAAAAAGGATGCTATAAATGTAATCAGGAAGAAGACAGGGTTTGCCCCGGATGATAAGACGATGGCTTCTTTCCCTAATATAGATGAGAAAAGATTCCCGGTAATTGCTATGAAGGTATTTGGGCGGAAGAATGCCCTGATAGCAACCAAAGCAACAATTAAGCAGTTTGGGCTGGATGATGATGAAATAAAATTAATCCCGGATGTTCAAAATGCCGAGGCGGAAAAGGTTGCCGAGGAACTATTGAAACCTAAATCCATAATATAAAGGATGTGATATGAGCCAAATTTATGTGAATATTCTTGCGACTGATTTGATTAGTGACAGCCGGATTAATATTACCGACCGTGACGACACCAATCGGTCTTGCTGGCTCGGAACAGCCGAACCATCAACAATGGTAGCCGGGCAATTATGGATTGATACTACGGCATCGCTGGTTAAATTACGCAATGCTACAAATACGGCTTGGTATACTTTGGGAACTTATGCCACTAATTTGGGGCTTCTGGCATTAGCCGGGGGAACGATGACAGGGAAGATAACCCTTGACGGTAATCCCACATTAGCATTACACGCCGTGCCAAAACAATACGCCGATTTATTCTTGTTGCTGGCAGGCGGGACAATGAGCGGTGCAATCAATATGGGTGCTAATAAGATTACCAATCTTGCATTATGCACAGACGCTACGGACGGTGCGAGGAAGGGGTATGTTGACGGGCTTGGTTATGCAATCAACAAAGGCAAGGCGTGGATAAGCCACGGCGATAATGTAATAACCTTTGCCAACGCTCACGGCGATACTGCGTATAAAATCATAGCCACATTGGTGAATACTGCAATGGGCGGAGTAACTACAAGGGGCAATGCACATACGCAACCGTTATCAGTATTGGTAAAAAATGATACAGCCAGCAGGGGGTTGGTAAGAATAAACGGCGGGTATGGCTTTACCACGTGCGGATATGTAGCCGCAGTTTCAGCAGTAACTGAACGGTATGATAACGTCACTAATGCGTGGACTGCAAAAACTTCTGCTACTACCGCAAGGCAATTATTGACAGGATATTCTCTTAATGGATTGGGGTTTGGTAGTTGTGGTGAAACTGCTGGTGCTAATACGCCAACGGGGGTGACAGAACGGTTTGATGATACAATCAATGCCCATACGGCAAGATTAAGTGCTACCGCAAGATACCGCCCATCTGGGTATAGTTTAAGTGGATATGGGTTCTCCAGTGGTGGGTATAATGCAATAGATTCTGTAGCAACAACCGAACGATTTGACGATGTAGCGAATACGCATACGGCACGGACAAATCTTAATACGGCAAGGAATGGTCTTGCAGGTTATTCCCTAAATGGCTATGGCTTTACCACGTGCGGATATATAGCCGCAGTTTCAGCAGTAACAGAAAGGTTTGATGATGTTGCTAACACGCACACGGCACGGTTAGATGCTACGGCACGGTTTACTCTCGCAGGTTATTCATTGGGTGGATTAGGGTTTACATCAGGTGGTAATGTAGCAGGCGTATCATCAACAACCGAACGATTTGACGATGTAGCGAATACGCACACGGCACGGACAAATCTTAATACGGCAAGAGACCAATTAGCAGGTTTTTCACTTAATGGATTTGGATTTACGGCTGGCGGGTTCGTTGCCGCAGTTTCGTTAGTAACAGGACAACTTGACGATACCGCTAATACTCAAACTGCAAAAGGAAACCTTAATACTGCTCGTAGTGGTTTATCAGCATATTCCACCACCGATTACTTTATTAACTACGTAACATACGCATAAGGGGGCTAAACGATACGCCACAATAGGCGTTCCGATAGGGGTTTAAGGGGCAAGGTGGGGCTGAAACAGCCCAAAAGCGGTTAGATAGGATATGAAACTGCGTTTAATGCGTTTTAAGCATAAATAAGGATATTATGAGCCAAGATTACGATACTATATCGCCGACCGATGTTTTGACCGATGTCAGGCAGAAGATTCTGAATAGGGATGAAGCGGTGCGTTCTTTATTCTTAGGAACTACTGAACCTTCTGTGATGGAAGCCGGGCAACCTTGGATTGATACCACAGCCAATGTAATTAAGATTAGGAATAGCACAAATTTGGCTTGGATAACTATTGGTGCTTATAATACACAATTTTCAGACCTGCCATTAGCAGGGGGAACAATGGCTGACAAGATAACCCTTGACGGTGTGCCAAGCGACCCTTTACATTGTGTCACCAAGAGTTATATGGATACGTTCCTATTGCTTACTGGTGGAACTTTGGCTGGCGTTCTAAATATGGACACGGCATATAAAATAACCAATGTAGGCACGCCTACGGATTCAGGCGATTTGGCTAATAAAGCGTATGCCGATTCTGGCAAGCCGATAAACTCCGGCAAGGCGTGGATTTCGCACGGGGATAATGTCATTACTTTAGCGGTAGCCCAGAGCGATGCAAATTATATCGTGCTGGCTTCTTTGGTCAATGCTCCTATGGGCGGGATTACCACAAGGGGCAACGGTCATTCTTTTACTGCTGGTCAGGCAGGTAGTCCGTTAGAATTATTAACTACTAACGAAAGCACTACGAGATTAAAAGTAAGGATAAATGGCGGATATGGGTTTACAAGTGGTGGGTATGTCCCTCCGAATGCAGTAGGCACGACCGAACGTTTTGATGATGTAGCGAATACCCATACCGCACGCACTGCATTAACTACAGTAAGGAGATACCTTTCTGAATATTCTTTGAACGGCTATGGCTTTACCACGTGCGGATATATAGCCGCAGTTTCAGCAGTAACAGAACGGTTTGACGATGTGGCTAATACCCATACAGCGAGAACAGATGCAACGGCAAGATATACACCAGCGGGATATTCACTTAACAACTATGGATTTACTTCGTGTGGGTTTATCGCCGCAGTTTCCGGGGTAACCGAACGGTTTGACGATACGGCGAATACTCATACCGCACGCACAGGGGCTACGGCGAGGCGGTTTACAAATGGATATGCACTTAATAATTATGGGTTTACATCGGGTGGTTTGATTGCTTCACCCACCGGCATTACCGAACGTTTTGATGATGTAGCGAATACCCATACCGCACGCACTGCATTAACTACAGTAAGGCAATCTATGGGAGAATACTCCACTGGTGGATATGGATTCACCTCTTGTGGTTATAATGCAGGATATTTAGGCACGACCGAACGATTTGACGATACGGCGAATACTCATACCGCACGCACAGGGGCTACGGCGAGGGCAGGGACTGCTTGTTATTCTCTTAATGGTTGTGGCTTTACTTCGTGCGGGGATACAGGCGTTGCTTCCGGGGTAACCGAACGATTTGACGATACGGCTAACACGCAGACCGCACGTACCAATACTACCACATCAAGAAATGATTTATCGGGTTATGCTACCAACGAATATTTTATAAACTACGTAACTTTTAATAACGGGTAAAAGAGAGAGGGAAAACGGATATGGAAAACAAAAGCGAGGAAAACGCCCTGTTGATGATAACTGGCAAGGCGGAATGTGAAATGGTCAAGGGCGTGCAGGGTATGGTTCGTAAGTTCCGCACGGGGCATACGGCTATACAGATACAAAACTTCATTTTGAATGATGTTGAGTATCCCACGCCTTATGGTAAGTTCCAGCAGGCACGAGAGGAAATGTCTGCCCGATATTATCGTATCGTGGACACTTACTTTGACATCAGAGAAACTGAAATCAAGATAAAAATGGAACAGGCGAAACTGCCGGATACAAAAGGGGCTCTGGAATATGAATTGGTTGAATTGGGCATTGAGAAACTGCAACTACAATTACAAGGTAAGAAGGCGGGGCTTGATGTTATCCTGCGTGAAATGGGCGAGTTCTACAAGGTCTATGAAGGTTGCCCTGAATTTCATAACCTTACCCCTGAAAAGGAAGCCGAATTGGAAGCCGAACAATGGGCGAGGAAAGCCGTGAATAATCCGTTGGTATTCATTGAACGCTATGGCGATGAGTTTATGAAAAAGGCGTGGGGTGAAAAGTTCTACGGCGAGTCCCACGCCTTGCTACAAAAGAACGGTATGACCTTGCCACGTGAATTGATAAAGGTGGGCGAATTATCGGGCGATGCCCGTAAGGGTTTGCCCTTACCTTCAACACTATTAAAATCTGCTAAAGAGAAAGCAACTGACAAATGATGAGTGCAGATGACTGGAAAGAACTTGGGGTAATGCACGCTAATATGGTGCAACAGTTTAATGATAAAATTGATGATGTGGCGGTGCATATACACGAACGGATTGATGCCGTTAATGCGTCTATATCTGACCAAAAGGGGATAATTATGCTTGCTAAAGAAGCATCTAATCGGGTGTATGAAGGTCTTGATAAGCATAAGCGTGACCTATGCCCTAAAATAGAAGCGGGAATTAACGAACACTATAAGACCGAACATAAACCGCTTGCGGGGAAGATATTAAAAACCGTCTTGTTATGCTTAGGCGGGATTTTAACATTGATGACAATAGTAAGCGGACTTTATTGGGTGGCTACGCATATTAGCTTATAAAAAGGGGGTTATATGAAATGGTTAATAAGTGGATTGATTTTATTTCTGATGGCCGGGACAATTAAAGCCCCTACTCACAGTATAGTAGGGTGGAAAACGGACAGGGTATTGCATAATTACCGTATTACGGCATACTCAAGCAAACAACCGAGAGAAGGCAACAAGACGGCAACGAATAAATGCGCCAAGAACGAAATAGGATTCGCCACGCCTCGTAACGGCTCAATAAAACTTGGCGAATATGTTCGGTTGCCTAATAATGAAATTCGGATTGCGGATGATAAAACAAGCAAGTGGGCAAGCCGGAAATTTAAGGGCAGATTGATTGATGTGCGATATTATCAATCTATTAAATCAAAACCGGAAACTAAAAGCGTAACAAAAGAATTATGCAGGCGATTTGATATGGGGCGAGATGATATAGAAATAGTTAAACCTATATACAGGGAAGATTAAAAATGGCGACACTTATATGATAAATAAAAGAGTGAGTTGGTGGAAGGGTAAAAAACTTTCCGAGAAATATAAGGAAAGAATTAGTCAGGGAATGACCGGAAAAAAGAATATGTTGGGGCATACCCATAAAAAAGAAACTAAAGACAAAATAAGGAGTTCCTTATTAGGGCATAAACATTCGCCGGAAACAATAGAAAAAATAAAAATGGCCGCACGTAAACCGGCAGAAATCAAACGCAAAAAATTTGATATACTTGGGAGGGTGACCCCTATAACGAAACTTATTCGTCACTCCCGAAAATATGCAGAGTGGAGAATGTCAGTGTTCATTAGAGATGACTTCACCTGCCAAGAGTGTGGCGAACGGGGCGTTTATCTCGAAGCACACCATCATATTAAAAGAAAAACATTCAGCGAATTAATAAAAATAGCAAAGAATACGTTTCCATTATTCCCATTATATGATGCGGCGTTACTATACACGCCATTATGGGATATATCTATTGGTATAACGCTTTGTAATAGATGTCATAACAAACACAAAAAGAAAGGGTAAATGATGAAGTATCTGTTTATTGTCTGGCTAATAGTTCTATCTATAACCATAACTGGTTGCAGGACAACTGGCGTTTACGGTGAAATAAGTAAGGTAATAACTGCCGAGGGTAGGACTGTCCCTATTGAAATTTCTGCGCATGGTATAGTTACACTCGAACTAAATTATTTTAGCGACTATGATATATCAACTATAGCCATAGAGGTAAAAAAATGCGTCTCCGCTTGGTTTTGGTGCTGGCTTATCTTTACTGCCTTGATGTGCGGGCTTACTGAACTGGCAGTATTTATTCCCTATGGTATAGGCAAGGTTTTTGCTTTTATCGGGAAGCGATGGTCTACCTTAGTATGGGCTATAGCCGGGTGGTTATTTATCAGGTATATAATGGGAGGCGGTTATATATTTACTACATCCGTGACCGGGCTGGTATTGATAACGGCAAACTGTGGTTGGGAATTGATATGGAATTCTTTTGGCAGAAAAATCAAAGAAAGAATAATGAAGAAGAACTCTTGATTTTTATTATGATAATGATATATATTAATACTATATGATTAATAGAAGAATCCATAGCATATCAACAAGGAATAAAATAAAACTGGCTCTTATGGGACATCTTGTATCGGAAAAAACTCGGAAAAAACAGAGAATGGCTAAATTAGGCAAACATCTTTCCGATGACCATAAACGAAAGATAGGGGATGCGAGTAGAGGACATATTGTAAGCGAAAAAGTAAGAAGGGAAATAGGAGATGTTCATAGAGGAATGATTCATTCTAAAAAATCCCGTAAAATGATGAGTATAACCCATAAAAAAATGTATGCACTTGGGATAAATAGACCACCACCAAGAAAAGGCATTAGAACATCTACCACGATGAGTCAAAAGGAATATGAAAGACGAGTAATGTATTCATCTATAGAATGGCAAACTATACGAAAACAAGTTTATAAAAGAGACAGATATACTTGTCAGATTTGCGGAATAAGATTTCGTGACCATAAAGGAAACGGAATGAATGCCCACCATATTATACCATACCGTATTAATAAGGACAACTCATTAGAAAATCTTATAACTTTATGTAATTCGTGTCATAGAAAAGAAGAAGTAAAATACTATAATTCTATTAAAGTATAATTAAAAGGTGGCTATTTCCAAAATATTCAAAAAGAAACCAGATAAAAAATAAAAGCCCGCTTCCACGGGTATATCCCTCTCTTTCGGTGGGGTGGCTGGTAAGTGGTTTGCCGGTCACCTCGCCACCCATTTCCTCATTTAGGCAATAAAAATCTTTTATTTTTAAGCATATTTATTAAAACGGCGTAAGCACCATCGCTAAAAACGCCACGAATACCGCATAAAACAAGGGTTATAGGGTTTTAGCCCTCTCGGATTCTCCAAGGGAATATTTTGCAATAATAATATTATTTTACTTGACAATTTGTCAAGAATGGTTATAGTATACAGTAGAAGCGGGGAAGATGAAAGCCCGAAGCAAAACAGTAACATCCTGAAAGGGGGTGATTTTAGATGGACTATACAAAAATGCCTGTGGCAATAGTAGGATTCCCGTATAGCAGAACAGAGGAGGGCAAAGGAACGCTAAAGGCGATTAGTTGGGCAGAAGGTAATGACTTACCGGAATATGGAACAAGAATGAAGGATTACTCTGGCACTACTTGGTTGATTTTAGGTGTAGATGAAAAACATCGGATAGTAACAATGGTGTCTTGCGTTAAATAACCGCCTCCTAACTTGGGGCGGACGGCTTGAATGCTCATCTCAAGCCGGAGGGTTGATAATTAATGAGCGATTAGAAACCGCCGGGGGTGGCGAGAGGGTCACCCCCGGCATCCGGCTAACAGAATGAATTAAGAAAGAAGGAGAGAATATGTATTATGCGATATTGATAAAAACAGGTAAGGAATGGCAACCTGTATTTAAGAGTGACCCCGATAGAACAGCGAACAATCAACGATATTGGGTTGGCGGAACAGCACTAATGCCGTGTATTTATACACACGCACGGACGGCTAATGCTGAACTAAAGAAAATAAAAAAAGAATTTGCAAAAGGATTCTGGAACGACTGTCCGATAATTGTCAGGGAAGTAGTTATAGAAGCACGCTTGTATAATTACGACTTAAATAAAAAATAAAATAATCATAAGTGAAGATTATGAAAATGAAACTAATCCATAAGATTACTATTATAAAGCAGGAATTAATGAGAGGGGTAATAACATACGACCAAGCCAAGGCGAAAGCAGAGCAGGTTATTAATGAGATGAATCGCCGGGGCGAAGAAATAGCCAAGAGGCACAATAGGAAATTTCATAAATTCGGATTTACGGAATTGATGAGGTGATTATGAAAGGAGGTAATAATAATGTTAATCGTTAGAAGCCACATAAGGAAAATGGCAAAGGAACGCAATATGCGAGTGCCTACCGGATTAGTAGACACACTTAACGCAGTTGCAGTAGCCATTACCGAAAGCGTGCTGGATGGGAAGCAGGTAACTGCCGGGGATATTGAGCAGGTTTGTTTAAGGCATAACCTTGATTCAAAATATATCCATCAGGCATTGGAAGCCCTGAAAGCATCCGGTGAATTAGACCAAGGGAAACTGTTTTTAACCGCCAGACAGTTAATGGCAAAAGAGAAGGGAATAAAAGAAGCCGATATACCCGAAGGGCAATTAGTGCTAAATCCGGCGTAGCACAAAAGGAAATGAATATATGTTTAATAAAATGATGATTCCGCTTTTCATACTAATGATAAGGGAATTAATATTAGGATATGTGTCCTAATAATAGGAATAATTAAGTATGCTAAAATTCTGTGCGTGGCATTACCTGTATTTTCCTGATGAGGTTAAGGGGCAGATAGAACCAAGAGATTATCCTCTGGGGGAAGTAGAACCGTTAGATAACAAAAAGAAAAGCCACGGAATTTGTGACCGATGCTTAGAGAAACAATTAAAGGAAATAGAAGATAGGAGATGAGGACACAAGATGTTAAAGAAAATAAATATAACTGGCGATGAATTCCTGATGGGCTTTACTGTATTCTCTGTGTTCTTTTCATTCGTAACAATATGGCAGTATTTGCCATAATAAAACTGATAAAAAATTGAGAGGGGGTGATAATTAATGCGTAACTTTAGCGAGTTAAGCGAAGCGGAAATCCGGGCTTTAACATCTGATGAAGTAGTTCATTTCATCAAGGTGGGCTGTATGGAATCCGGGGTTAAATTGCTTGCCAAGCCGGAAGAGGTGGTTATACCGGTATTTGAAAAGACCCTAACTGCATATAAGGTTGATGGGATGGATGGCTACGTGCTGACAATGGAAGAAGCGGAAAAACTGCAAAAGGCATTGCAGGGGGTTAAGGTTTTCAATAGTAATTGGCACAGCAATTACAAAAACCTTGAACATCAACAAAGGGAAACAACTGCCGGGATAAGCCAGCAACTTTTCTATGATGATGTTACCGGTAAGCAGGTTGACGAGGTGGAAGCAAAACTAAAGCCCCTGCGGGATGCTTATGAAAAAGCATTAAAGGAATGGAAGGAAAACGATGGACTTGCCGGGGCAATCAGGGATGAAATCTGGGGGAAATTCCATAGCGTAAGGGAAAAGTATGACCGGCTGGATGAAATGGCGGTTAAGTTTGCTGAATACTTTATCTTGGCTAAACAGGATTATGCCGAAGCGGAAAAGTATTTTGCCAAGGCATTTAGCCCTACCCCGGAAGAATTGGATTACATCAAGGGCAATTACGAGAAAACCGTAGCAGACGAAAAAGCATTAGCAGAAAAGGCACTTAAACAGGCGTAGGAATTAATATGGGCTGGGGTGAAATATCCCCAGCCCTTGAGGAATGATTATGAAATTATCACCTGTAAAAAAGAAGGTTTACAACTTTATAAAGAAACATCCGTATTGCGATATTGATGATATTGTGGAACACCTTAAAGTCCGTAAAAATATAATTTCCCGGATATTGCCTATTCTTGACCAAGATGACTGCTTAATAAAGTGGGCTATGATGAAAGATTCTATAGGAAATAACAAGATGGGGGCTTGCGATTCATATACCACGCCTTGTGGTTGGATTATTAGATAAAAATGAAATATACTGCTATATTATTATTAATAATGTTGTGCGGATGCGTATCTGACTGGACTTATAAAGATACATTGAGACAAGCGGGAATAACTTCCCTTGTTCTCATTGACCGTAATCAAACCAAAAGGTTTTTAGAATCCGGGAAAATGGAAGAATCTAATAGATTGCTGGGCGACCATCCGTCTTTACATAAAGTTGATAATTATATGGCTTGCAGTTTACTGGGGAATTTTATTGTTAGTTCGTTACTTGATAGTGGGGATAGGTCAGTATGGCAAACGGTTTCGCTGGGCGTAAACTTTTCTTTTGTATCCGGGAATTATAGGCGGTTCAAAGCGTATAAAAATGAAATAGAAATAAAACCGCAAACCATTCACTATTATTGGTATTGGAATGGATACTACTGGACAATTAGAACGAGGTAATGGGGTATGCCCATAAAAATATTAAATAAATAATATTATTTTACTTGACAAATAATAAGATTATGCTAAAAAGGGTTTTAGGAAAGAGAGGGCAATAATGTTAGCAGACATACTACATAAGAACTCTTTGGCGAGGGCGGATGAAGCCGGGGAATGGAAATTCTCGCCCCGACCATCATCGGCTGGAACGGAAAGATGCACCCGCCAGATGGTTTATCACGGATGCGAAGTGCCACGTGATAATAAAATGTCAGGCAGGATGTATGAAACAATGGATGATTCTTCTTTCCACGAAGAATTGACCATTGACCGCCTGCGTGATAGTGCCTTCAAAATCCATTCAAGACAGATGGGCATATCAATAGAAGGGATGTTCCCTTCACTTTTGGGCGATAAGCATTGCCGGGAATGTTCTGAAAACTCCAAGGTGGAAATGAAAGTGCAACGCAGTTGCCTGCACGGGCATATTGATGGTATTATAACCAATCTGATGCTGGAAGATTTATTATTTGAACATAAAGCCATCAATCATTTTACTTGGCAGAAATACTGGAAGGGCGATGAAATGCCCCTTGATTATATAACGCAATGTGCCATCTATCTAAGGGGATTGCATTTCGTCATCCCGGATATTCGCCGGGGCGTATTGCTTCTGAAGAATAAGAATACCAGCCAATATATTGAATATATATTGGAATACGATTTTGATAAGGATATTATATCCATAGTGGAAATGGTATCCTCTATCGGCGATGAACGGAAATACCCTGATTTCAAAATAGAGAATATAGTGCATAACGCAGTAGCCAAATTCAATCAGGTGCTTAAATATATTAATGATAAGCATCTGCCTAAGCGGGAATACGACCTTGATGATTGGAGATGCGAGTATTGTGGATGGCAGAATACCTGCTGGGCTGATTATCAAAAAGAATTCGGCGAAATGACTAAGGGCGTTGAATTATCGCAAGATTGCGTAGATGCCTGTGCCTTATTTAATCAGACCAAGGGGCAGATAAGGACGCTTGTAAAAGTGGCTGATGATGCCCAAGAACAGGTAAAGCAGATAATGATTGATGCTAATTGCACCGAAGGATATGCCAAACATAATGGCGAAGTATATGCTATTAGCAGAAAATTCGGTGAATCGCATAGGATAAACAAGGAACTTATCCCGGCTGATATATTACTAAAGGTAACAAAAGTAATCCCTACCGAAACTCTAACGATTAAAAATATAACTGAAAAGCCGGAAAACGAAACCAAAGCGGGCAAAAAACCACAACCTAAAAAGCCCGCTAAGAAGGAGGGGGAGGATGGAAAACAAGTTTGCGGTGATAAAAAACCCAAAGATATTTGATAAGCAACGGAGGTTGCGATTCCCATTATTGGGAACTATCCGGTTGGGCATCAAGGAAAAATCCATAAAAACAGGCGAAGAACATCCCAAGGATGTTTCTTACTTCGTTGTGCCGGATGAAATCAAAAGGGCAAGGCGACCAAAGGAATTAGGGGGCGAACCTTACGGCGAACAACCAAAGGAACTGGATGTTATGTTCCCCTGCGATGATGAATCAATGGTATTCCCGCAAGCCCTGAAATGGTATAGTATGTCTTCAGGGCTATTATGCCGGGGCAATGGGGTAGAAGCGGAAAGATGGAATAAGGATTCCCTTAAATGGGAAGCCAGAGAATGCTCCGAGGAATGCTCGGTATATCTGGCAGGCGATTGCAAATTAAGGGCAACCTTATTTATTATAGTCTATACCGTTAATATGGGCGGTGTTTACAGAATCATATCCAGCAGTGGCACTTCAATAGGCGATGTCTTTAGCGGGTTCGCATTTCAGACCCTTAAAACCAAACGATTCAGTCGGATTCCGCTGGTGCTTCGCCGGGAACGGATGGAAATGGCTTACGTCAATGATAAATTGAAGAAGAAGGTCAAATCCATTCATTACCCGTTAAAATTAATATCAATGTTATCGCTTGAGCAGGAAGCCCAATATCGGAATAACATTGAATTAATGTCAGGGAAAGAACCGGAAAAGGTATTGTTGCCGATATTAGACCCGGATGCTGATAATCCTTTGAAGGATGAAGGGGCTGTTGTTATTCCGGTGTCTGAATTCACCGATGAGGAACATATCCTTGAAGCCGAACAGCCGAATGATGCCAAAGAAGCCCCGGCATTGCCTACCCCATCGCCGGAAAAGCCAGCCCCGCAGTTAGCCCCGGAACAACCTGCCAAGGTTGAACCCAAAGCCCCGGCGAATGAAGCGGATGTGACAACGGAAGCCCATCCGGTAAAGATAACGGATAAGGAAATTTCCGACAGGCAAAGGCGGAAGATGATGGCTATCTGCACTACCATCAAAATGGGGGATAAGGAACGCCACGAATTGACCCAATTCTTATTCAGCAGGAAAAGTTCATCCGAACTTGAGGTCAATGAAAAAGGTTATCTAATCCATATCCTTGAAGGATTGCAATCCGGCTTATATCAATTAAAGCGGAATGATGCCAAGGCGATTATTAAGATATGGGATACTAAAATAAACAAAGAGGTGAAATTCTAACCCGGCTGGGTGGGGCTATCAAGAGGGAGATAGCCCTGCCCATATAAAGGAGTAATTATGATAAAAGAAATAAAAACAAAGAAACAATTATTAGAGGCATTAAAACCGCTTCCGATAAACAGCGAGAGCCACAGGAATTCAATAATATGTTCCCTAATAGGGCATTCTAATATATGCACTATTTGTTTTGGATATAGGTATTGTGGTCGGTGCGGAGACCAACTTGGTGATTCATTAGGGTCGGTTGATTCCGGTGCTAAAGATTGTGTTATTATAGGACATAATTGTCAAACTTGCCAAGTAAATTATAAGAAAAGCACTTGGAAAGATAAACTTTATGTTCAACCACCATTCACAAAGAATGGCATAAAAAGTGAGGAGTAATAATGGGTAAATATACTAATGGAGTTACCGGCAGGCATTGTTCTGAATGCGGTGAACCATTCCTAAAGGATGAAACGATAAGGCATAGTATTTGCCCGGCGTGTGAAAAGAGATTAAAAGAAGAACATAAGGATACCGCCCCGGTAATTACTGTGAATTGCCCTGATTGCGATGAAATCCCTAATGCACCGATGGCTATTAGTTACCTTAAATTATTCAATAGATGTTGGGATTGCGATAAGCACGATTGGGAGCGTGGGCAGATGCCATTAAAGGATTTTGAAAAGCGGGAACAGCAGGCGTTAGATGATGCCTGCAAAACATAGAGAGGATATAAGCGGTTGCTTAACACTAAAAGATTTATCGGATTTTTATTGACAAATAATACTATTATCCTATAATGACGGATGTGAATGAAATGAGTAATAATCTTAAACAGATAATCAGCAGGGATAGGGCAGGAAGCAGGTCAATTTATTGCTTGTTTCATTCACACTGTTCTATACCCTGCTTTTTTATTTAATATGCCACAAAAGGTATTTCCCGATTCAAGGGGCAAGGCCAGTATAAGTCAATGCCTAATGTGTGGGAAAAATATTAGAATAATACCGGCCATGGTAAGACAGGAAAAAGGTAAGTTTTGTTCCCGCAAATGTGTGTGGCAATGGAGTTCTAAAAATAGGAGTGGGATAAATAGTCCTGGATGGAAGAGGCAACTAAGGCAATGTAAGGAATGCGGCAATAATTTTTATGCCCTTATCTCACAGATTAAAATAGGGAGCGGTAAATTCTGTTCAAGAAAATGTAAAGGGAAGGGACAAATAAAAAGATTAATAGGTAATAGATATGGATGGAAGGGTGGCTTAACTCCGGCAAGCACATTAATCCGTTCTTCAGATAAATACAAAAATTGGCGTTCACAAGTATTCATCAGGGATAACTTTACCTGTCAGAAATGCGGAGATAGTACAGGTGGAAATTTAGAAGCACATCATAAACGAGGATTTAGAATATTAATGAGGGAGGCACACGAATATATGCCCTTGTTCTCATTATATGCCGCTTGTATGATTTATGCCCCGCTATGGGATATTAACAATGGTAAGACACTTTGTAAAAAATGCCACGATGAAACGAGAGGAAGCATTTATGCCAGAAGAAAATATAACGATAGATGAAACAATTACACACGAAGAAAGAATGCTTAATTTTATAATAAGTTCTGGGGGTATTGTTAACACAATTCAAATCCGTAGATATGGGTTAGAAAATGGCATATTGCAAGCAGATAGAAGAGTGAGGTGTTTGCGACAGAATTATCCCAATGGCTTTGATAAATTCGGGTATCCTGATATATGCTTGGATAGCCGGGATATTAACCCAACCGAAATGAACCAGTGGGGCATTAAATGCAAACGGATAGCGGTTTATTTCATTAAGCCGGTTGAAGCCCAGCCGATAACGAATGAAGGCGTGCAACTTAATCTGCCCGAATCTGTTAAAATGGGAAATACTGTAGCGTAATAAGATATTAAAAACTAACTCAAAACTATTTAATTGGAAGGACGACTAATATGCCAAAGAATACTGAAAGGAGGTCTTATGCCAGAAATAAAGAGTTGTGAGAATTGTATCAATGAATATAAGTTCAGGCGTGAGAAGGTATGCTTGGAGTGCGACTTTCTGCACGCAAAGAAGAACTGGCAACCCAAACCAGACGAAATGATTACAGTGGAAACCACAATCTTAGAGCAGGATAATATGACAGGGGAACTGTGTCACAAAGAAATTATGATTGAAGTTTCCACCGCCCAACTCCATTCACTCGGCTATTATAAACTTAATGAGGTGGAGATTGATATTGATTATTTAACAAGAGTTTTTTGTAAATGGGATAATTCTATTCCGACCAAAATTTTGAGTGGGGATAGAAAAGAAATAGTTGATGTTATAGTAAAAGCCAACCCAATCAAACCTAAAAACAGATAAAGAATTTGAGTAACTATTCTTACGGTATTGTTTGTGGAAGTCTACACTGGTTTGTGTCTGAAAAAGAACTTTCTGAACCACCTAAACAGTTGAAATATAAGGTGGGGGATATGGTAATTTAATATCTTTAATAAATAATATCATTTTACTTGACAAATTGTTTGATTTTGTTTAATTATCGCCAGAAGGAGAGAGATACTAATGACCAAATGGAATAAAACAAGAACAAGCCGGATGCCATCTAATCAGCAGAAGGTTAGGATGTGGCTGGAATCTAATGACCGCAAGCCGTGTTACTTGGCTAAATTAACCAAGGTTACCCGGACGACCATTAGTTGTTTTCTGCAAAATAAGTATGTTAGTAATAATGTGCTTATCAGGATTTCAAGGGCAACAGGGCTTCAAATGGAATTGACCTTTGGAGACCATAAGCAAAAGATTAAACTGGGAAAATAATTATTTACTAAATGCTTGACAAACATTTTAATATAATATATCCTAATTTTATGACAAGGATATACGGCGTAACAGTACACTCAATGAGGCGGGGAAGCAATTCGTCTAAACAACCATTTGCTATATGTCCTTGTCAGACACCTCGCCTCACTTTTCTTATTTTATGAGAGAAATTATCACCATAGTGGCATATAAGCAATTCGTTAAGAGCAACACCGATAATGCTATTACTCTTCACGGCACATCTATCAGGGCTGATATGGGATATAGGGCTTTATCGCCTATGGCTAAATTAATGTTTTTTAACGCTCTATTAATATCTAATAAAGACGGAAAGTTATACCATACATTCTCTGACAACCCATACACCGCAGAAGAATTAATTAGGTCTGTAAGTAGTCATAACAATCGCAACGATTTATTAGGTAAGGCATTTTTAGAATTGATACATTATGGGCTAATTCATTCCAATATTAAATATGACAGGGTTAGTAAAATCGCACACGATAAATATTCTACAGATTGGACTGAAGATTTAAGAATGGCTGTTAGAAAAAGGGACGGTTATAAATGCAGAGTATGCAGTAAAGACGGTATACAGGTGCATCATATTGATTATAATAAATCTAATTGCGACCCTGGAAATCTCGTTACATTATGCTCCCGATGTCATAACAAAACAAACATCCGGCGTGAGTATTGGAAGAAATATTTTACAGAAAGAAAAGATAATGCCAGACATTATTAACAAGCCACCGGAGATACCGGGGGGATTTGTTCTTATAGCAAGAGGGATAGCCAAAAGTTCTCTTATGACAACTCCTTCTAATGCTTTCAAGGTATCAATATGGATGCTGGCAAAGGCAAGGTATGAAGATTATAAATGGTTTGATTCTATCCGTAAAAAAGACATCGTTATCAAAAGGGGGGAACTAACCTTTAACTATGATGACATTGTTGAAACGACTAACCTGACTTATTCTCAAGTAAGGACGGCAGTAGAGCATTTATTAGGTCACGGATTTATACAAGACCTGACACCTAAAGAAGTTAAAGTAGCACACGGATATATGCATTTTAGGATAGTTAAGTTTGAACACTACCAATTAATGAATAATTATTATAGCAATCAAATCGCACAGGGGTCGCACACCCATCTATCAGGTAGCGATAACGATTCGCACCTATTAAAGGAAACTAAAGAAGGTATAAGTAATAAAGATATATGCAATCGTATTTTTACCCATTGGAATGCTATGATGGGAAAGGTAATAGAGCATAGGAAACTAACTGATAAAATGATTAGGGTTATTAATGCCCGGCTATCAGAAGGACACACAGAAGAAGAAATTAAATCAGCCATCACTAATTACAGCAAGATATTATCGGATAAGGTTACTTATTATTTTAATTATGTTTGGACATTGGAGTTATTCCTTAAAAGACCGAATGGATTTCCTCAATTTATGTCTTGGGAAATAGCCCATAATAATTGCAAGCGGGGCGGAGCGATTAATAAACCGAAGGCAACTGAACAGGGTACGTTCAGCCGGGGTGGTAATTACTTCAAGAAATAATATATGGATATAAATCAATATAAAGATAGCAGGAAACCGCTTAAAAAGGTTTTGACTATACCGCCCAGATTTGAAGGCACTGCATTAGAGATAGACAATCAATGGTGTAAGGATTGGGTATTGCAGGCGGTTAATGGCAGGGTAAAGAAATCACCTATGCTTGCCGGGGCGACCGGGGTAGGGAAAACATATCAGTTGTATGCAATGGCAAACGAAATATGCAATATAGTTAATCAGCGTAATATAGACGAATGGAATAAAATAATTGATTATACTTCGCCTGTTTACAAATATCCCCGGATGAAAATAATAACTGAAGTTGATTTATTTTATCGGATGCGGGAAGCCCCAAATCAGCAGGCGGAATGGCATCTGCTTAAAGATATAAGAACTATTGATATTTTATTGATTGATGACATTGGAACTGCTAATGCCGGTAATAAGGCATTAGAGACATTATTTAATATATTAGATTGGCGGGGTAAAAACTGTTTGGCAACAGTTATAACTACCAATATGACTATTCAAGAAATAGCACAGGGGTATGGTGAAAAAATAGCAAGTAGGATTATAGAAATGTGTAAGGTTATTATTATGAACGGTGAGGATTACAGGGTTAAAGATAACATATGATAAAAAGATGCCCCATTTGTAACAAGAAAATTAGTAATAGGGCAAAGTATTGCTGGAAGCATTGTCACACCAAAGAATGGCGTGAGAAGAACGGAACAATTCATAGGAAACCTAATACACACAGATTTTGTAAATCCTGTAATAAAAGGATAGATAGTCGTTCGGAATATTGTGCCATTCATTACAGGGAATATTCCGATTGGATTAAGAACCAGAGTAAGTCACATATGGGGAAAACCCCCCGATTGGGAATGAAGCATACAGATAAAACAAAAAATAAAATTCGTGCGAAACAATTAGGTAGAAAATATTCAGTTGAAATTAATAGAAAAAAGGGCTCTAAGGGAAATAGAAATCCTAATTGGAAGGGAGGGATAACAACCACCATTCAATTACTTAGACAGTGCGTGCAATACAAAAAATGGCGACAAGATATATTTATAAGGGATAACTTTACTTGTTGTGAGTGTGGGCAAAAAGGCGGATATTTAGAAGCCCATCACATAAAATTATTTAGTAAGTTAGTGCAGGAAGCAAGAAATTATATGCCATTATTCCCATTATATGACGCTTGTATGCTTTATACGCCATTATGGGATATTGATAATGGGATAACTTTATGTAAAAAGTGTCACGACAAAACTAAAAGAAAATCTATGTGAAATTATAATCATATCCGGGGAAGATAGAAGGGTAAAA